TTAAGCCAATACTTCTTGTATATTTTGAGGTACCTGATTTGTCGCAACGGCCTCCCATGAATTCACGTTTTGTCCCTTCGTCTCAATCTTTAAATAGTGTCGTTGCTTTAGCCGGTGATCTGCGGTAAATGTCAACCAGCGTTGCTTACCTTGCGCATCGCTGGTCAGCATTCGATAGGTATAGATATCTTCGCCCATTTGACCAGTCGAGTGGCCGATTGCCTGATTAGTCCGACCATAGACCGTTTGTACCTTAACAAATGGGTTTAAGTTATCCACCGCCATTGCCAGCTCACTCCCCTGATTCTTCGTCATCGTCGGTACAATTAACAATGTACCTACACTAATCATCATAATAATCGCCGCCAACCAAATAGCCCTTTTTTTATTCATAAATACTATCCCCCGAATTAATTATTTTATTAATCGTATCGGAGTAAAGCTCCTCTGGCTACCCTAACTAGGCTTTCTTAATCAGTTTAAACGATTACTAATCAAATTCGATTTTCCTTAAACATTAAGGAAATTATTTTAACAATAATTCAATAATTATCGCGCTTTGCATGCTATTCTATTAGAATAGGAAGTAGTTTTTAAATCATGGGGGGATTTATCATGCACATGCGGGGTATCAACTTTGTATTAGGTCTCGGCGTCGCGCTCGGCCTGTTAGCAGGCTGTCAGGCGGCTTCACCGGCAACTAAACAAGCCAGCAGTCAATCATCTAAGACTAGCGCTAAAAGCGTTCACAGCTCGGCTAAACACCAAGCACAAGCACGGCCTTATCAACATTGGCATACCGTCAAAGATGTTCACTTGCCTATTTTGATGTATCACAGTATTTCTAGCGGGAACCAGTTACGTGTCCCCGCCAAAGAATTTCAAACTGAAATGACTTATCTAAAGGCACACGGCTACCGAACGCTGACTGCCAATGAAGCCGTATACGCGCTCAAACATCGGCGAATTCCACAAAAGAAGATTGTCTGGATCACACTCGACGATAGCTATAAAGATAACATGACAGCAGCTTGGCCAATTTTGAAACAGACGCACCAACACGCCACCATTAATTTTATTACCGGCTTTACCCATAAGAAAAACCACTTAACTTTAGCTGATGCTAAGCGGATGCAAGCATCCGGTAATATTGATTTTCAAAGTCACACCGTTCGCCATCTGGATTTAAATAATTTAACTTACCAGGTTCAACTTACGGAATTATCAAGTTCCAAAAAATGGCTCGATCATAATTTACAACAGAACACACAAGTTATTTGTTACCCAGCCGGCCGTGCTAATCAGCAGACCATTAAAGCCGATAAACAGGCTGGCTATCAGTATGCCCTATCAACGGCACCTGGCATCGCCACCAGCACACAGAACCCATACAATCTCACTCGACAACGGGTCGTACCTGGAATGTCGCTAACGGCCTTTCAGACACTATTAACGAGTAATAATTAATTCATAGGACCCTTACTTGTGACACGATCCCAAAACCCTTTTTTATGAGCGCTTAACAGTGCTGTTGTGATCACAACAGCCAAAACGCAAAATTGGGGTTTTAATTTGATACCAATTAGCAAAAGAGAGATATTTTATTTACAAATCGTGGAAGAGCACAAATTAATTTAATATTGGTCCTTTTTTTGATGTTTTGCTTTCTTCACTATTATATACCAACTTATTATCTTAAACATAAAAAAGTCCCACACCAGCCAATTAAGGCTAGTGCGGGCTTTTTCTTATTTTGTCTAAAATTACAACTTTTGCAGTTACAAATCAATTTTTATTATATTGCCGGTGCTTCAAATTAACAGGCTTACGCTTGTTTAGGTAAAGAAAGAACATAGCCAGTGTAAATTATGATCTATTGATATTACACTAACAAAATTAAACTTGCTAATAAAAAAAAAGTATGAGAAGATAATCTTGTCAAGGAATTATCTCTCATACATATGCTAAGCGATATTCATTTGAATATCGCTTTTAATTTACTGACGTCGAATCGTATAACAAACCCAACGCTTGCTGCATCTTATCATTTGGGCACATTTCAACAACTTTCACTAACCGCTCATTTGGATCAATCGACTTAATGTGTTCAGTTAGAATACTACCAGTTGTTTTTGTACGACTATCTAATGGGACATGCATGGGAAACGACTGTTTTCGATTTGAAATTGGCATAACCATAATTAAATTGTTCAATCGCTGAAAATCGGAAATTGATACGACTAGTGCAGGTCGTATCCCGTCTTGCTCATGCCCTTTGACTGGTCGAAAATTCGCCCAAATAATAGTACCTTGTTCTAAAATATCTACTGCCATGACAACACATCCTAATAAGTATTTATTGCCCAGTTTTCCATGGTTCTCGACAAAACTGGGCAATAAATTTTTTAGAAGAATTCATTACCAACGGCTTCTCCCCAATCGTATTCATGAGTAGGGTTTTCCTGACGATACTTTGTTAAATCAAATTTATCAAATCTGCGCATTAGATTTGATTCTTGCCTTGTTGGTGAGATTAAAATCTTGCCATCCTCTACAGAGATTTGAACTGGCGTATTAATTGGGTTAACAATTCCAATCTCTTTGAGGATTGACTTTTTTAGTCTGATTCCTTGCGAGTTGCCTAATTTAACAATCTTTGCGGATAACAACATAATAATCCACCCCATTCTAAAACTTTATTGTTGAAAAGCATATAAACGACTTAATTTTCACCTTCACAGACATAATGTATTCCTCCTAGACAATAATTGATACAAAATTAGTATACACCCCTGTATACATTATGTCAAAAAGTCTTATCTTACATATAAATCAAAAATTACAAACTGTCCAATTAAGGCTATTGCGGGCTTTTTCTTGTTTTGTCTAAAATTACAACTTTCGTAGTTAAAAATTAATTTTTGCTGTTGCACCAGCATTCTCTCATCATTACAACACTTATACAATGAAAGCATAAATTTCACAACAAACAAAAAATCCTCACACCAGCAATTGCCAGTGTGAGGATTTCGTCTATTTGATAATCAACTTATTACCAGGGTGAATCATAGAATAGATCGTTTTACCATTTTGAGTAGCCAACGTATATACGTTCATGCCGTTGCGTTGGGCAATCGCCCACCATGAATCACCGTACTTGACTGTATAATACGTGTGAGAATAACCAGCTTTAGAATACCACCTGCCAATTACCAGCAATGTAGTTTCGCAGTAGTGAGTATTAAAGTTGCACGATTTCTCATGTATTCCTATGATAATAATGGAACCTAGTAATAATCTGGTTTCCTCTTTCGCTAAGATACTTTCTCTTATGTATTAGCCGTCTGCCTTTACAGCAGGCGGCTTTTTACGCAAAAAATCCCCCACGCCGAAGCGCAGGGGAATTAATCAAGTTATAACTATCATCTAGAAACTACACTAGAGACAATTAATATTATACTTATTACTTGCTATTCTGTAAAGTCTTGTAGTTATCTAATTAGCTATATTGACAGCTAATAATGCTAAATCTAAACTCTCACTAACAAAATATACAGGCAAGCAACACAAAAAAATCTTCCACCCATCAAGCAGAAGATTATCCTCATCACTTCCGGCACCACTAACCGACAATCTTGGGGGATTTGAAAGCTGTGATACTAATAACAGGACAAGGGACATAATAACACTTGTCGGTTTATATCACAATACCGAAAGTAATCTATAGAAAAATATTAATAAGTCCTTGTTATATTAATCAGGTTTAATGTATAATAACTGTGTTCTTTATTATCTTAGGAGAAACAGAACACCCATTTTATTTATTTAAACATTGGGCCAGTCTTGACTGGCTCTTTTTTATATATTTTGTTAACAAAAAATCCCCCACGCCGAAGCATGGGGGACTAGAACAGTTCACGATTATTATACTACTTTTTCTCCTGATTGTGAGGCGGATTCTGACGTCGTTTCAGTGTTAGATGATGCAGAACTATTCACTGCAGCGACTGTGGACGTTGGTGTTTGCGCTTCGTCAGCAACTTTATTAGCCGTCGCTTCAACTTGGCTTTCCTCGTCACTTTTAACTGTTGGTACTGTCACTGTTTGAACGTCAGTAATAACGCCCAGCATACCAAGGATCGTTAATACAGTGTTGATAACAGCAACAATGGCTGACCAGTCACCAGTAAACTTAATGCCAAACATGGCAAAGACTTGTTGAATCAAAACGATTAGCAATGAAATAATCCCAGCAATCAGTTTTCCATTCAAGCTTCCATCAGCATTCTTAAAACTAATTTTTTTCATTTCTTTTGGCTTCCTTTTCATATAGATGTTTAAATTCAATGTCATGGCCATCTAACCGGCCTTCTACCTTAATGACCCGATTTTCAATCGCGTTCATTGTGTCGGCGTTTTGCTGTCTCACTTTTAAACTTTCATCAGTAAACCGGCTAAGGCGCTTGCCTAAGTCGTTAAGCGGGATACGGACCGTCTTATTGAGAATCCAATTAGCTAATACACAAATACTAGTGACAATGGCAACAATCGATCCCCATTCATCCCAACCTAATCCTAATAGTGTATGCAATTACCGCACCACCAATCGCTGGCCAGGATAGATAGTGGTGTAAATCGTCTTGCCGTTTTGACTAGCCAAAGTGTACATACTCATGCCGTTGCGTTGTGCGATTGTCCACCAGCTGTCGCCGGACCTAACTGTGTAATACGTGTGAGTTGTACCACTCTTTACATATTCCAGCGTATTGCTTGCTGGGCCGGTTGCTAAATAACCATAACCATTAAACCGTGGCTGACGTACCCAGCGATAGCCATTTTTAATGATAGCTTGGTCGGTATTTACCGTGGTTCCAGCTGGTAAAATAGCAATCGCATTTGATGACGTTGACACGCCTGCGCGCAGCTTAATCGCAGTCTTGAGTGTGTAGGTCTTCGATTCTTTGATCCACTTGGCCGAAGTAGCTGGCTTGTAAATGTGTTTGTTTGCTTTTCGATTGTTGGCCTTAACTGCAGCCTTATTAGTCGGCTTGACCGTTGATTTCTGACCAGCTGTGTAATAATCGGTATAAAGTTGACTGACGTCAAAGCCACCGTAACTAATCCGAAAATGGGCTGACCCTGACCATTGCCAAGCATTGTTATTCGTATACCATTTCTTGCCAGCCGGTACAAACGGATAGCCAGCAACCCACCCTGTTTTGCCCTTGATGGTCATCTTGTTGTTAGCCCATGATCCAGACGTGTAAATGTCGGCCCGATAACCAAACTTCTGAATCTCTTTCATGAAGGCGGCATTGTTGCGGTCATTGGTTGCTTGTGACAAGATTCCTTGTTCTTCAGCCGATTCTACGTCCGTTGCCAATACTGCGCCCACCGGTAACCCGGCCGCTTTGGCTGCCTGACCAGCATAATCAGCTTCGGCAATCGCTTGGGCCTTAGTTTTATAATGGGCAAAATGATAGCCGTTGACGTATAAGCCAGCCGCTTGACCATTAGCGATATTGCTAGCAGCATAGCCATCTTTGAAGGTTGTGCCTTCACTAATCTTAACGGTGAGGGCCTTAACACCAAACTCGTTACGCATCGAAACATACTCAGCGGTACTCATATAGCCGTTGTTATTCGACACATCCACCATATCCATGCGAGCAGCCTGACTGGTAACATTGACCATTAAAAAGGCCATAAAAATGGCGCCCACCGTTAAGATGAGTGCCTTTAACTTGTGCTTATTCAATTGTCTGCCTCCTACTTTAATATGTCCTCTGATGCTGGTGTCCAAGGCGTTGCTACATTACCAAACTCAGCATAGTGCCAATTTGACATGTTAATCACCTCATAGTCTGTTTACGTCTTTTTTAATGACGTTCATACGTTTTCTTACAATATCCATAGTTTCATCATACGTAAAGAGTTTCGTTGCCGGATTATCAGGCCATCTGTTTTGGTCGAGTTCGTAATTAGTTTGCCCGACACTTGCGATAAATGTTTTAAACAATTGTTGAATGTTATTAGTTGTGAATATTCCCAGTGATACCAGTTCAGCATATCGAGCTTTGATTTTGTCTTTAAAGTTAGTGATAATTCGGCTGTACAATTTGTTTTCAGGATAAGGGATATACCCATTATTTGGATCATATTTATCTGTTGCTTGCCAACCATTTGCAAATGATCCATCTAAGTCGTACAGCATAGCATAGAATTTTGTGCCATCTTCGGTTAGATGAATGACATTCTTTTTTAGCATATCAAACAGTTGTGCGGCGTCAACCATTAATATCCAGTCAATAGCACTGTCTACATCGTAATGTTCGTCAATATGCGCAACAAAGTCTTCGTCCGTACTTTCATTTACAAATTTCAGTAAATTGTTGACACTGGTTTGAATTTCAGGGGTTACTTTGTCTTTGCCTAACAAGCTAAAATCGCTCTTGTCATCACCTGTTGTTAGCGTTGCTGTGCTTGCCTTGAACATGTCAGCATCAGCACCGCTTTCGCCCTGAATAGCAAACGCCAATGGATTTTCGCTTGGCAAGTTTTTGGTAATAATATCTTTGGTCGTATTGAACGTCATGAGGCCATAGAAAGTGTCATTAATGTATAGCAAGACTGGGAAACCAACAATCGCGCCATAATTATTTATCCCAGCAACATATGGCGTAATTGATTGACGACTGCTGACAACTTCTCTAAACAGCTCTGACGTTACCAAGTTACGTGCCGAGAAAGTTTGAATGTAATTTGCTTTAAGATTAAATTTGTTGTCTTTAGGGAATCTAGGGTCAGGCTTGATTTTTAATTTAGTCGCTAAAGTTTCGTCTGTATACAGTTTCAGTCGGAGATTTTTCTTCGGAAACCTAAGTGATGAATCGCCTTGCCATTTAGTATCGGAGTAACCTTCGATAATTCTGCCATGGTCATTGAATTTGAACTGCATTGTAACGGAGGTATCACCTGTCATGTTTTCAAATTTACCATACAGTTTAACCGTTGGAAGTGTAAGGCTATCAGTTGAATTAATATTAGTACCAATAGTTTGAATGATATTTTTCAATGACCATTCAGTAGCTGATAAAGTGAAACCAGATGGTTTATCTGTGTAAAGTTGAATCCGTCCACTGAGAATACTTGCTTTGTCAATCCCAAGGCTTTGTGGCGAAGGAATCGTATATTCTAACTTTGTAACTCCTGATCCAAGAATAATATTGTCATCAAGCGTTTTAGTAACATTACCGGTTGAAGTTAAATAGGTAACGGCAAAAGCATAATTTAAGTTTGACGCTGATTTTGTACGAACTAAACCGGTAAATTTCTTATCAAGTGTAAAATAGTAATCAGGATTAACCTTAAAATAAATGCCAATTCCCTTGCCAACAGTTTGATCATCAGTACCACTTGCTGTTACCCAGTTATAGCTTAAAACATTATGTTCAACAATCAAATTTTCTGCGCCATTCAATCCAACGTATGGATCAATAGATCCATTTTTAACATCGGTTGCTCCTAGCAAATTGTTCTTTGCCAATTGTGGGTCAGGGTCAAAATTGATTTTTTGGGAATGAAATTTACCAGTAATTCCAGTTATATGAAAATTAACATTTCGTAATTTTTCTGTCCAGATATTATAGAACACACTATGAATGTTGCCTTTCTTTGCCCCTACTGATACTGGCGCTGGTACTATTGCTTTAACTTTGGTATTAACATCATGTGAGGCAATAAAATCAGCAATATTGTATACGATAGGGTCACCAGTTTCTTGAAAGACGTTCATCTCAATATGAAATAAAGTGTCGCTAGTATCATCATTGCGTAGAATGAAACTAAGCTCAGTAGGGCGCCAATAACGTGCAGGAAACGTATCAAGGTCTAATTTAACACGTACTCCTTTATATGGCGTGTCGTCATTATGACCAATGACTTGTACCCACGAGCGGTCATCTGAGAAACTATCAGTTGGATTAACATATGTCAAATCAACACCATTTAACGGTAAAAAAGGATCAGTTTGGTGCGGAATAAGCAAGTCTCCATTTGGAAAGTAGTTTTTTTGATCGCGAGCGTATCCAGCAATCGCTTCAGTTATTTGCTTATTGAGAGCATCATATTGACCATCTACGCCATCTTGAATTTTTTTAAAATTATCGACTAAATCATTTCTAAATGTTTGATCCAATCCAAGCGAAATTTCATTGGTTTTTAGTTTTTCCATCGTTTTCTCCTAACGTTTCAGATATTTTAGTTGCTTTTAAATTTCCGTTTTCATCCACCGAGATTTCATAATCGCTCCCAGATGAATTTATAATTAATCCACCAGACAATTTTGTTTGGCCTTCATAAGTTTTATTGCCTTTAATCGTCTCATCAATCTGATTAGTTGGCGTTGTGTATACCTTTCCGTTGATTAGTAAATCACCATTATCATCAAATGAAATTAAAAACTCGCTTCCCGTCGGTGACAGCATTGATAAACTAAGCAATTTCAAATCATCAAAATCACTATTTTTAAAGTGAAAACCATCGGCAGCAACCAATAGCCTAGCGGTTTCTTTGTTTCCGTCAGGTGCCGCATAAATAGCTTTTCCAATTCCTAATGCACTAACGTTATCTACTATTTCAGGTCTCTTATTATTCCAATCTGTCATATTAACTCCATATATACCAAACCCCATTGTTCATTATCGACGTAACGTTTTGTTCCAACTGATTAATCGACTTTCCGATATGTTCGTTGGCTTTTTTTGCCCTTTGTTGTATTGCCAAGTTGTGAGCTAAATTAAATATTTTGTTCCCAAATGTGATGGTATCGTTCTTTTTGCTGTCCTGTGGGTAATAGGTCATTCCAACAATCCTAGTATCAACGTCAACACCTAACCTGTCTTTCAATAGACCAGAGTTCCCAATCTTGATACTATTTATATCTGAGAGTTTTGCTCCGTGTTCAAATTCGGCACGTTCCATTGTGTATTGAATAATGGGATAATCTTGTAATTTACCCTTGATATAACTAGTCAGAGAACCAGAATCCGTAAATCTATCATCTTGAATAGTTGCAGCTTGTTTCACGCCCCAAATATCAGCATTAGGGCTAGTGTATTCTGCGGTAGCTGCATAACTACCATTATCGTTTCGCTTCCCTAATCCCTTTATTTTTGTGCGGATATTGCTGTAATCTTCCGTCCAAGAAATTTTGTGAGCGTTGTACCCATCAATAAATACAAACTGATCACTTTGACCAATTTTCTTGTAAATATGAATATCCCAATTATCAAAATAAAATTCAAACCCAAAATCATCTTTCAACGTGTTCATAAACAGGCTGTCTGAAAAATCGCCACCAAAGCCATCACTAAATGAATATTTGCTGAATGTATCATGAATAACATACTTGAAAGGTGTTCCATCGGTAATGAATTTCATGCAGGCATCTAAACTCTGCGTGTTGGACAACTTGCTTTCAACATACTTATCGTGTAAGTCCGCACCAACATGCACTCCAGATACTTGATATGATCTTGTGTTTCCTAGTGATACTGGATTAACAGTAGTAAGTCTAAACCATTGACCAGTTTCGGGTATCAGAACCATTGTCTGTGGCGACATCATAAGTGTTGCAACTTTATTTTGAACGCTATCATCTAATGTGAATGATACAGTGCTTAATTCGTTTAAACTCTCTGTAATTGAAAGATTATAAACAATCGCTGGCGTTTCATCGGCCAATATTTGTTTTACATATATAACATTAGACATTAGTAGTAGAACCTCGTTTTAAATGAAATTGTAAAATCAGTTGAGCCAATAATTTCAATAGCGTTATCACCGATTGCATAGTCAATAAAGCTACGGTCAGAATAATTATTACCAAACCTTTGCGTACCATCTACCATCGGAATTAATCCGATAATGTCTAGTTGCTGGTTTTTATTCAATGATTTCTTATACGTAAATGATTGTCCGGTAGTTGTGTTCTTAATAGTCAATGAATTATCTACGTTACCTTTGAAAGTGACAGTAACTGGTCGTTCACTAGCTAATAACGGTATGATTGATGGATTGTAAAAATTAAATTTAGTTTGATTGGTGAATGTGTACTTTGGTGTATCGAATGGTAATCCCATTCCAATACCATAAGTTCCACCATCAAAGGTAAATGGATCTAATGTTGTAGCTGTGCTTTCAGCTAATCCATCATAACAAACCAGATTAATCGCCACGTTTTTGGCTTTCCAAAAATTGCCTAATCGTGGATAGGCAAATGATTCAGCAACTACTTTCCATCTCAAAAACGGTGTACGCATATTGATAACATAAAAAGGCTCCGTACTACTAAATATCCGTAGCACTTTGAGCCTCTGTAATTCATAATCGTAATTGTCTCGAGCATACACATCAAATGTTAAGGGTATGGTTGTTTGCTGAATCTGACTATCAGACAGTTCAGCACCGTATCTACCAATTTGCGTGTAAGTGTGTTGAAAGTTAGCCGAAGGCGGGGCAAATGTTACTACGTGTATTCTTTCTTTTTCAAGGTCGTACATTGTACCATCACGCCGTTGAATTATGATTGAACCTTTGTAATTAGTAGACATAAGTATTACCCGTAGTTTGTCCTTTCAACTGAATTTCTTGATTCCGTAAAATACTAATCTTTGGATAGGTAGCACGAGCAATCGTGTTGCTGTCTAGCTGTACCGAGATCTTCATATCGCCACTGATTGCTTGGTTGCCGGAAAATTGGCCTTCTGCCTGTGCAACGCCACTTGATGCAAAGCTTGGTGCTGTGCGTTGAATGCCTGCTTTAGCAGCTCCAACTACTCGCATAGCCTTAGCAACTAATCCATTAGGTGCTTTAGCTGCACGTGCTCGTGCCGCTTCAACGATCAGGCTGTCAGCATTGTCACGTTCTGGGTTAACCACATATTCTGGGTTATTTTCAGCCAACCATGCTAGCTGTTTCTTCATGACACGACCACCGGAATCGTAACCCATTGGGCCACTCACGGTAGAAAACGCACTTGACCCTGAGCCATATTTAGCCTTCATATAATGAATACCAGCTAGCAGATCGTCATACCCATTGAGTGGATTGTTGTGACCCCTGAACTTATACGCGTCAAAGGTTGGCTGAATCGTCTGAACGAGTCCCTTAGAAGGATGCCCCATTCGAGCGTTAGGATCCCAAGTGTTAATCACCGATGGATCCCCGTTTGATTCACGTCTGATAACCTCCATCCAAGCAGCCACTTGACTACCAGTAGCAGCGAACCCGTTGGCCTTTAATGCACGGACAACATATGGCCGCCAGCGATTAACTGAATGGCCGGACGGGTTACCTGCACTCGCCCCATAAGTCATTGGATTATAGCTCTTACCACCCAGACCAGCACGCAACTCATAATGGACGTGAGGGCCGCTTGATTGGCCTTCACTACCGACCCACGCAATAATTTGACCGGCTTTGACATGCTGACCAGTCTTCACTTTCATTCGTCTCATGTGTCCATAAATCGTGTCTACGGACGCACCAGACGGCTTGATAACAACCCAGTTACCGAACCCACTTGCTGGGCCTGCCTGCACGACAGTACCACCATATTGAGCTGGGATTGGCGTACCTAATGGCGCCGCAAAGTCGATACCTTTGTGGAAACCACCAGCACGTGGACCATATCCCGAAGATTCCTTAAATGGTGAACCGAAATGTGGTGCTAATGAACCAGCACCGTCGTCAGATGTGTCGGAGAACTGATCAAAGAACCCTTGTACATACTTGATCGCATTATCAATCAAAGAGTCCTTAGCCCCACTCGCGATTGCGCCAAACGCAGTGGTATTATCACTGAACGTCTTTGCAAGCTTACCAAGGCCAGTTGCGTTAGCAATCTTGTTTACCACGCCACTAGCACCTTCGCTAACAAGATCAACGGCGCCCTCAGCACCTTTCTTCAAAGCGCTGAACGTGCTGGTTAGCCAGCCAGGCAATCCGAACTTGTACCCAGGCAAGCCTTTAGCCATCTGAGCAAACTCAACGGACATACCATGTGGCAAAATAGACGCACCAGCGGGGATGTTACGAATCTCAGGGCCATCAACACCAATTGGCATAATTGAACCATTCGACGTTCCCATGTATTCGAATCCTTCTTCACCAACGAGCGCCGTATGTTCACCCATGGAACCGTTCAGACCAGCGGCATGCTTTTTCCAAGTAGGAATGTTCCCCCACTTCTTATTTAAAGCATGCAACACGCCATTAATACCGCCAATCATGCCGTTCCACATGCCTCGCATATTATCAATAAACTCATTCCACGATCCCTTAACGTCACCGGTTTCAGTATCTACCGCACCCTTATGTTCTCCAGCCTGTTTAGTCGCTTCATTAACGACCTTAGTGTGCGTTTCCTCTGCTTTCTTGACGGTCTTCTTCTTCTGGGAATCAGCAGCATCAATGGAATCGTCACGTTGCTTGCGCGCCTTACCGACAACTTCTTCATATTGTTTTCGGCTCATTGTACCGTTCTCGTAACGTTCCTTGTCAGCAGCGGCTACTGTCTCCTTGTACTTCTTTTGGGCTGCGCTTACAGACTTATCACGTTGTTTGCCGGCGTTAGCAATGGTTTTATCACGTTCTTTAGCTGAATTTCTAATCGTTTCAGTCATTTGTTGCTTAGATAGCTTGCCCTTGTGGTCTTTCAAGTTTTCAAGAATATCTAACTGCTTACCAGATGAAATCTTAGTGGCTTTTGTAACAGCATTGTTTGACTTATTTTCATCCTTGGCTAGCTGAGCTAAATACTTCTTACGGTCGCCAGCCGTTCGTTTTTGAAAGTCTTTTTCGATTCTCTTTTTATCAGCTAAATACTTTTTATGGTTATTGCCATCTTTTTTACGAGCGGCAGCCAATTCTTTGTTCTTTTGTGATTCAGCCTTGCCAAGCTTCGAATAATAACTATCGGAATCTTTTTTCATTTTTCCAATATTATCTTTCTGAGCTTTCGCCTGCTTGTTATAGTTCTCTTTGGCCTTATTTAAAAGCCTGTTGGCCTCTTTTTCAGTCATAGAACCGTTATGAACCAGCGTTGCATAATCCTTGATAGACATCCGACGCTTGTTGCCATAATACTTGTCAACCGAATTTTTCATCTTGCCATACGTCGTATCAGTAAGTTTCTGAGCTTTACTAATGCTAGAAGTGTCAGTCTTAATCTTAATTTTTGCTTGCTTGTTTAGCGTCTTCGTCAATGATGTATACGATCTCGAAAATTGCTTATCATTCAATGATGGCTTCGGCTTAAAACTACCGCTAAACTTCTTAGACATGTCGTGACCCAAGTCAGACATCTTGCTAGTCAGCTTAGGGAACGTCTTAGTAACACCTTTTTGAATGCTACCACCGATTGACTGACCAAGCTTACTACCAGCAAATCCACCAATTACACCACCAACAGCAGTACCAACTACCGGCATAACTGCAGATCCAGCAGCAGCACCTGCAGCAGCGCCACCAGCCGAACCAGCGAACCCGCCTAAGTGCTTGCCTAGTGTCTTTTTAGTCGTACCAAACAATTCTGGTACTGACGCGGCAATACTCATATATGGAATAGCTTTAGTGAGCCCACGAGCAGCCATCATGGCTTTACCACCGCCCAAGCCACTAGCCGCTTCTAGCTCAGCTGTTGAAGTAGCACCACCCTTAGAAAATAGTCGTCCAAGAACTTTAGAACTACCAGCTGTAGCTGCAGTTCCGCCGGCTTCTTTAGCAACCGTCCGAGTAACGGCTTTGCCGCCCGCACTAGCAACACCACCACCACCGAACAAATCAACCATCTTAGACACAGCAGCCGTTTCGATAAGTGACTTGCGCAAACTTGACAGCATGCCAATAAACTCAAGACCTTTTTTGAGCGCAAACATCGCAATAAATGCTTTTGTCAAGTTCTCGATTAACTCTTGATTCTTGGATAAGTTCTTTAAAGCATCATCAATCTTGTCTAGTGGATCTTTAGATTCTTGAGCCTTCTTGCCTACTAACCCAAACATTCTGGCAATATCATAAATAATGCTACTAAACGTCTTCCAGACAGTCTTGCCGATAATGCCTAATATCTTACCCAAGTTGCCAATGATGTCGACAATTGTATCTTTATGACCGTCAACATACTTAATCAACTTGACAAACCAAGCCATCACAGTTGAAATAGCCCCAGACACTAGTTGTGCATACTTCTTCATCATGTCGTCAGACAATAAGTTCCGCATGTCTTTAGCAACACTTTTGCTCATCTTGAAAGATGAAGCCATGATGTTACCAGTCAAAACTGACCAGCGGGACTTGATGTACATGCTCATACCTTGGAATGACGTCATGGCTTCCTCGGTACCACCTTTGTACTTCTTACCTAGGTAATCCAATGCTTCGGTGAATTGAGTAGCCGTTAGCTTACCAGCAGCTGACATCGCATATAACTGCTTCATCGACTTGCCTGTCGCCTTTTGCAAAGCTTCCCCAAACATAGGGAAACGGTTAATCATGACTGACATGTCTTCGGCACTCGCCTTGCCACCGGCAACAATCTTGGCAAACTGTTCACCCGATTCAGCCAGGGCATCGTTACTCATGTGTAATGTCGAACCTAAGGCAACGAATGCGTTAGTCCAGTCCTTGGTTTCTTTAACGTTAGAGTGGACATGGTAGAACGATTGCGACATACGATTAATAGTGTCTGCGGCATAAATTGAATGTTGTGATAGAGAATTGATATAATCGATCAATTCTTTGCCATCTTTTGGCGCTTCGGTTGTCAGCGCAGTCCAGACAGTTTTCATCGTGTCTTGTTCTTTGTTGTACTCCATACCAGCTTTAGCAGCGTTTTTAAGCCCCATAACTAGACCTTGTACGCCAGCTTGAATTGCACCACCAAGGAATGTTCCCGCAACAATCTCTTTGAGGTGTGAAAAACTATGTCCAGTTGATTCTGACTGTTTCTTCAAAGCAGTTAGACCTTCGGAGGCTTGTCCTTTATCCAGCTTCATACGAGTGGTTACTGACCGTGGCATCTTCCGCATAGTATTTTCCCAATCAATAGCTTCGCCTTTCTCGGCCTTAACCATCAACTCGGTACGTGCCTGCTTTGGAATACGATTTAGTAACTGCTTAAAGTTAGTAATACCAGCATCTTCGGCCTTAGCAACTAACTTTGCTTCAACAGGGCTATTAAATTCAGCTTTAATCTTGCTATGAGTTCGTTCGGCCTCATTCTTGACCTTATTAGCATTGTTAGCAAAGGATTCGTCCATCTGGTTACCAGCATCTGATCCAAGCGTCTTCATTAAATTATTGACTCGTTCACGATCACTCATGAATGACTTGGTATTCATTAATAAATCAATTGTTACTGTTCCGTCCGCCATTGGCTATCCCTCCTTTGCCTTCTCTGCCAACATGCCGAATACTTGCCCCATCTGACTATCCAAGCTCGCTTGCGTGTCTTGGTCGTCCAAACGATAATAGTCTTGCGCTTCCAATAAACTAGTAAGTTCTTCGCCTTCCAAACCGTTAGTTGACTTCTGCCGAATAGCGACAATACGCCGAAATTGAGTTGTCTCACTAAGCCCGTCCAACATTGCTTTAAACTTTTCCCAACGCAGTTTGCCTTGTTGCTCGATTAAATCGATATGATAATCGGCCATAAACGATGCAAAGATAGCGTCAGCATCCTTCTCATAACTAAAAAAGCGCTCCTGTGGTACAGGGTCGCCGTTTAAATCAACGCTAGGTTCATCATCATGATTGCCATAAACCGTTTGCTGAACGTATTTAGATATTTCAGACACGACTGAAACCATTTGGTCCGCAGTGACGTTCATGTCTTCTCCTACAAACGCATTAAACGCTAGATAAATCTTGTGAGAATCATTGATAGCATCATCGTCAAGCAAGATATACCAGCGAAGCACATTGTCGAAGCTTAAATCGACAGTCCATTCTTCACCGCCAATCGTTATTGTTGTTCCGAGCGGCTCAACTAGGCTAAGCATTCACATCACTTCTTCTTCGTAGCTTTGCGTGACTTGTAGTAAGTGTCAATGTAGCTATCCCGCTGGTCACGCAACTCATCGTATTCCTTGACGACCATAAAGAATGCAGCTGCCATTCGCTCGGTACTCTTATTGGTTAGTCGATAGAGATCATCACCAGCACCTTCTCCAAATTGATCATCGAAAAATGCACTTAGTTCGCCCCGTAAGTCCTTATAAAGCTTGTTTAAGAATTGACGTTGTTCCTTCACCGGTTTGTCATCTAATTCCGTCATTTTCTTTTGATCATCCAATTCGTGTAAATGCTTGCCAACACTTAAACGAGTGTCCGCCAGTTTCATGTTTAACTCATCATTAAAGTAAAGCTTGGCATGGCGCTTACCAAACTTGAACTCTGCAAACTCCTGTGGCCCACCTGCTAAATTAATTGCTGTCATGATATAAAATCCTCCTATATTTTAGTATGTATGAGGGCAAAGCCCTCGTTAACTAAACATGGCTGCTAGGTGCTGCAGCACTAATCGTCCCATCGTCATCAAATTCAACCGTCTTACCGCTCTTGTCAGTCATGATTGGCTTACCATTGAAGCTCATAGTGAAGCTGAAGGTTTGCTTAGCGTTAGCATTGCCCCCCATTGGTACAATAGCGGTTAATGTAACACTTGAAATAACCACATTACCATTGGTATCAGTCCAACGTCCCAAGGTCTTCAGATTCGGACCGATAGCAAGAAACTTGCTGGCTACGTAGTCTTGTGCAGCATCGCCAATTACTCGATGACCAGTAAACGCGAGTGTGATACGCTTACCAGTTACATCAGTATCGGTAAATCCTGCCCCGTCATAATATGCAGTGTTGTCGTCTGTTTCGTTAGCGGCTGGAGTAACACCCGAAATGCCAGCTGCTAAAGGTACGAAGGTTGCCTTCGTTGTGTCTTTGGGGTCTTGACTACCCGTAGTGTCAATCTCAAAGATGTTTTTGTAGTTCATTTTAAATTTTGCCATTGTGTAACTACTTCCTTCCTTAATTAAAAAACGCTATTCAGCGCCTGTAAAAGTGTTAACGATCACGGAAAAGCTAAGCTGATAGGTTGAGTAACCTTGAGTATCCTGCTCAGATATGCTTGGCTGTCCGTTGATCGTTAGTGATTCAAATTCAAAGCTCTTGTTGCTACTAACTAAGTCATCAGCTGTCAATACGTCCAACGCTTGCGATACGAGCCATAGCGTCGTGTTAGCTTGTTGTTGGTTCTTAGTACGCATACCAACTTCATAATTCATCTGCCACTGCTGATTACCTGCGTAATCCTCATCAAGCACTCGACTACCTGGCAAAGGATAAAGTGACAATGAATCAGCAGCAGTAAGATAACCTAGCGTACATTTCATCGGCAAATTTGGCACTTGGTTAATACTTGCTGCTAACCGTTCCAATAAGTCCATCACTTCATCCCTTTCGTAAACGCCTTAACCCAGCTATCCATAAACATTGACTTAGCTTTCAAATCCCAGCGCTTTGTAGTACCTGGGGTTGTGTAATTGTTTGGATTAACCGGGTGTCCATTGATGATTCCGTAGAATTGTGATCTAGCATATGGTGTGGAATATATTATCTTGCTGCCATCTGAAGTAGCGTGTACAGATTGACGTAACGGTTCTTCTGGACGATCTTTAGGCACGAACTGTTCCATATCATACATCGCTTGATTGACTAAGGCATATTGCCCGCGTTTCACGTTAGTAAGACTGGTTTGCTCCATGAAACCATCTAGGTCAACGTTTACTTTCATAACCATCATAGCACCTCCAATTCATAAGAATGAAGTGCATTGCTAAATGGTTCGCGGTTGTCGATAATCTTTTGGACGGTGTACTCCTCACCCTCAAACATAAGCTTGGATCCGACGTTATTCTTGGTAATCGTTGGTATTGGGCTACTAATCCCTGCGTACAGAAAAACAACCGCGTTAGCAACGATTGTCCGATCGTTGTTGCTACCAGAGTAAATCGTTTGTGGCTGCACAACACAGTGCTCAATTGTCACCGGCTTGCCTGCCAACGGTTGGCCCCATTCATCAGTTTTAGTTGGATCAGTCAGAGTAAGTGTGATTGCCTGCTGACACATCCGCTTCGGTGGCTTCATCATCATCGGTAACTCACCGCCCTACTCATCAGCCCAATTTGAGCCAAGATTGCGACCACGCCGTTAGCTAGCCCAGTCTTGCCGAAGTTAGTAGCATTCACATTAGAGTTTGCCTGTACGTGGGTTCGACCAATCTCAATGCTAGATAAGTCCTGATTAGCAATGCCCAATGGCGTATCGGCGCCAACTTCATCAAAGTAGTCACACTGCAAGGCGACTGCTCGCTTGAACTGCTTAGCACGGAATACTTGCCATTGGGTGCCAGCCAAGTCATCAACCAGCGAATGAGCGGCGTAGTCAGCGTTATAGAAGAACTGAGTCGTGATATCGACTTGCGTTTCAGCAGCCCGTTCGTGTTGATCGAATACCGTTTCATCAGTAATCATGGTAAATCCATTCTGTTGATACTCTTTAAACGTCAAATAGGCCATCTAATCACTTCCAGTCTGATTATTTACCAGGTACAGAAGCTGGTTTACCTGGCGTAGCAGCTACATAGATAGCTGACTTAGCGTTGTCAAACACAATAGCATCGTAGTATGACAAGCCTTTGACAGTAGTACGGTAACCAGAACGGTCAGTATCGTCAGATACGATGTCAACTGAATCATACTTCGTAATTGGAGCAATGGCGCTCAATGGAAGTAAGAAGAAGTTAACGGCGTCAGTAATGGTTAACCCTTGAATCCGACCCTTAGCAACTGGGATAATTGGCACACTACCGTCAATTTGACCTACTTTGCGGTTAATCCCGTTGATACTCATGTCGTTAACGGAGAACGTCTTAGACACGCCGTCAGCGTTCTTTAATGCCTTGTAGTAGGCACTGGAAACGAACATTGCAAAGCCACCAGGAACTTCATTGTCAAGCATGAATTGTTCCGCATCATCGTAGGCCGCTAAAGCATTCTTACTGTCAATCGTGTCAGTAATCTTCGTGCCAGCGTTGTCGAAGATGGTTTGAGCAATAAATTTATCCTTGTGTGGTACTGTAATCAAACGTTGATGTTCTTCTACCAAGTTTTGAACAGTCAATGCGCCACTTTCGGACATATCCAGCTTGTCTAAATCATAACCAATCCAGTCTTCTTGCTTCAATTCGATTGGTACCTTTTCAACGTTGATGTTGTGACGAGCGTTTTCGCCGTTCCGAACGTACTTCGTAGCTTCCGCAAAGCCGTCCATCTTATTGATACGTACCGTATGAACACCGTCAAAGTCGGCCGCCGTAATTGATTTGGCACCGCCTTGAAGTGGTTGCCATAGTTGTGATTCAGCAGCAAACTTTTTATCAATCGTGTTTAAATCCTTTTGATCCAAAACTAAAGTCATTAGTTAGTTCCTCCTATTTTTCCGCAGCACCCATTCGTGCTGCAATACGTTGTGCAAGTGACGGTTCACCACCACCGGTGCTCCCGCTAGGATTCCCACCGGCTGTAATCTTTACCGCTGGCTTACCATCGTTATCGTCGCTCTTGTCGAACAAATAGTTATGTGACTCCTGCAGCTTCTCAATCTGTTCACCGATACCCGTTAGTTGACCATCATCGCCAAGCTTGACAGTATCCATGTCGATAAACGGCATGATAGCCTTAGCATCGCGAGCTTTAGCATCACGCAACGCCATTTGTACAGCATTGTCAGTCTTAACCTTAGTCAAACTAGCAGCCGCCTCACTGTCCTTCGTTTTGATGGTTTCTTGTAACGTGGCAATCTGCTTATTGAGCTTTTCAGAATTGCCGGCTTGTTCGCCAAGCGACTTGATTTGACCATCACGATCAACAACTTGCTGCTTAACTGAATCAAGTTCCGATTTAGTATCAGCTACTTGTTGCTTGATTGGCTCAATACCAGCGTTATAAAGCTTCATCACCTCGGTCATTTGTTTATCGTCTAACCCTAATGTTTCTAAATCCTTACGTTCCATGTCAATCGCTCCTAACGTTATTTATTACGCGGTAACGGCCGCGCGAATTGATTGCATAAGTAATGAGCAGTTTAGTGACGTACTCAGGTCAAATAGCATATTTATGATTCACTACTATAGACTTGTTCCCGACTATAGTTTCGATGTAGGAAGTCATGATCCTTTACTAATTCTCGTAACGATTTCTGTTGATTACTAATCAATGATTTGTAGTGAGACACGCCAACATCATCACCCAACTTCTGCGCAGCAGCCAGCTTTTTCTTAGACTGCCGGATTGCTCGCTCATAGCCACGTTGTTTAGCTTGTATATCACCCTTAGCAATCGCTGCTTGCGGGTCATATTGTGGCTGGTGGTTAGTGTTAACCCCATCAATAAATGGGTAAAGCGTGTGGCTACAATTAATACCTTGTGTCCCCGCTGGCGTGCCATAACCATGGTTATAAATGCTGTCATACTTGGCGTTATAAGTATCACTACCTGGTTCGGTAAGATTGACAATGTGTCCTTGAATATAGGCACAGGCTTCACGTGATGCAGGGTGTGAACTCATAACAGCTAAGGTAGTCCCAAAGTCTTGCATACGTTTTAAGCGCAAGTTATTAAACGTTCGATGGGCTGTGGTATTGATAACCGTGCGCGCATAGCCTTCAAGTGACCAATTATGGCCGCCTTTATCGACTAAATTGGACTTAATGCCAGCATCCACCCATTTATATACGTTATCTCGTAAGGCCCTATCGTGCGTTTTAAGGCCGACTACCGTTTCCATGGTGGTTTGCTTGATGATACCTTGATAAGCTCGCATAGCGCCATTCTCGTTGTAATTAGTGGACAATAACGACTGGTTAACCGTGTTGTCTAAGTCTTTCCATGTTTGATTTTGTAAAGAGTTAATTGTGTTACGAATTTCATCATCGACTACGATCTTTTTATGCAATTGCTGGCTCAAAGTAGCATCAATTTCGTTAACAATTTGAAACCCGTTATCATGTACGAGCTTTGTAATTGCTTGTTGCGATTCGTTGGTATATTTAGCCACTAAGGCAATGACTTGCTTGTTTAGCACGCCCATCTTGAACAACTGCTCAACTTGCCACCGAAGTACATTCTGGCTATCTACCGTATCGAATTTAGTTGTCTTAAGTGTTTGGATAATACGTGCGTAAATATCCTGTTCGAGCTTAGAATAAATGTCAACGGCTGCGTTCGCATCGTGCATCATGGATTCCTGGGTAATCATTCACCATCACCACCGCCGACCGTTGCAATTTGCGATCCCTCGTACGTATCAGTTGGCGACTCAGCACGTATCTTAGCTAACTCTTCCTGTGCCTCGTCCGCAGACATGCCATAGTTACGCTGCAAGAACGTCTGCTTAGACATACCACCAGCAAGCATCGTCTTTGTGTCCTCTTCAAGCTGTTTGTCCTTGTCAACGAACACGCCATCATCAAAGTGGCACTCAACATCAAGTGGTTCATTAGCTAAGTCAATATCAAATAGTGGCTTGCCATCCTCAAATAGTTCGCCTTTGCTTGCCAGCTCGAAGATTGCCATGCATAACTCATCAATTGCCTTCTCAACCATAGTTAGATAGCTCGAACGTGTCTGATAGGTCATGCTATTATTGCTGACAACCTCGGTAGCTGTCTTTAACCCATCATTTGAGTACGAGAACGTGCCACTTGATAGCCCAATCTGCACCTCAAACTCTTTAATAAAGTGATTAATGGCATCTTTATATTGAACCGTTCTAATGGCCGTTGTCATGTCTTTAATGCCAGTGGATTTGTCATCATCGCTAATCAGGCCAACATATAAGTTTTGGTCCGAATCAAAGGTTGGTTTGTGTTCGTCATCAAAGCGTAGCATTTCCGGCTTGACTGCAATATGTCTTTGACCTAATCGAATCTCCCACATAAATTGGTCATGAATATCATTGACATCGTCTAATACGTCCTTTGCGTTATCTACAACGCCCAGCCCCAACGGACTTTCGATATTGATGTTGTTAGCTCCGGGCGTTTTAAAGTAGGCAAACAATGGGCTTTGTAGATTATCAATCGTTACTTGTTCTGCTAAGTCCTGATAAACCGGCAGCATTGATAGTGGAACCTGATTGCCGACTAAGTCAGGGCTGTCAGACTTATACAGCTCATTGGTTATCTGATAAGTACCGTCAGTTTGCCATTGATGAAACTCTAGTAGCGTATAATACTTTGTCTGGTTTCCTTCTGTGACTTGTGCCCGACTGGCAATGGCAGCTTCGCTAATGTCGTTCGTATTAGATTGCAGTGGGTAGAACTGATCAGCCCGTACCCAGGCAATCTTAATATGATTGCCATCGATGTACGGTCGCATTGCAAAGCCACCTAAGGCAACACCCTTTTCAAGTGCTTCCTCGAATTTGTTTTTGAAGTCGTTATCCAACAATACTTTGTTTAAAAATTCATCGGCGCTATTGTTATTGTTGATATGAATGTCTGCCTTCTCATTGAAAACCACTGACGCAATTCGTCGGGCGGCCGTCTTGGTAAGATTTAGCGTGTTCTTTGGCCGCCGTTCCAGTGCGCCAAGCTGGCTCTGATAATGAACATAGTGCAACTTGTCACTGTAATAATCCAAGTCGGTTTGAATTCGCACATACTCATCTGGGTCAATACTAATACGAGGATCATCGGTAATCTTGCTTAAACTTCCTGTTACTCCCGTGGCTGCCGCCCCCTTCCAAAATAAATCTTTAATTCGTTGAATCAGTCCCATTTAATCACCTACCATCTAAGCTCAAGGTCACGCAAGTTATCCAGTACAAAATACTGGAACGCATCGCATGTATGGTCATCTACCTTGATAACCTTCGGCTTGTCACTCTCTAACGTGTCACCGTCCCACTGGTATTTGCGATGCTCATCAATAAATATCTGATTTGCCTCATTATCGAGGTAATAAAAACGCCCAGTGGCTAGTAAGTCCTGGACGTGATCAATCATCGCTGTCTTTTCAATCTTATTGACGTGATGCCAATGTCGGCCATACTTCTTAAAGTATTCATGGTCAATCGCATAGTCAGACGTCGCCTCATCGGCCGATCGTTTCCATGCTTTCTTGTGCCATTGTTTCTCACGACTATCCTCAAATGCGTACAGCTCGTCTGCTAGCTCGCTAGGTGGCTTCTTAACTGACTGATGAGCTGGTGAGTAATAATAAGTATCTAGTAAGATAACGCGCTTCTTAGCCGTCAATGCAATACATAGCTCAGTCGTGGCTGACACCTGCTGGCCGCTATCTTGGCTGAAGTATAGCGACTTAATGTAGTCATCGTCTGGGAACACCTCTAACGGCTTGAACAGGCTTGAATTATAGATGCTCGTACCTAATCCAATAACTTCGCCCAGGTACAACCAGCGATAGTAGTCGTAATCGTTCTTCTTGTACTGCTCTATCAATTCAAGCGTTTGCTTGCTGGTAAAGCCACGCACGTCGCAGCGATAGTCACTCGTGTCAATCAGATAATTGTCATCCTTTGACACTTTATCTATCCACTCGTTAATCCAGTCATACGGGTTCTTAGGTGGGTTATATGAGTAGAACACTTTGACCTGATCAAGCCAATCTGGTTTCTGCCGAATAAACGTCGGGTTAGCTTGGTCGAACACGTCACTAGACTTCATGTTGGCGGCTTCTTCGTACCAGACGGCCACTACATCACCTACGATGTTTGACTTGAGCTTATATGGGTTGTCGGCGCCATAGAAGTAGAACGTGCTGCCAGTTCGCTTGTGCTGTATCGTGAGTGGCGATTTATAAGCAATAAACTCGTTGTCCATGTCAAGCATGCTGAGTGCCCATTGTATCTGGTTGTAAACCGTGTCATGTAAGTCTGACTTGTTTGCCAGCACAGCGATGACGTTGGCTTTGTGATGCTGCATGATAGCCTTCTTGACCATTGTTACTAACTTCAAGCTGATAACGGACGACTTGAACGAGCCACGGCCACCGTTTGCAACGATGTAAGGCTTGCCAGTCGTCCACATTCGCTTAAAGTGAGGGTTAATCAAGTCTGATATCCTGATAACCTTCTTGATATTCGTATCATCAACTACCAGCGTCTTCATCTTCTATGCCTCCCACATCATCAACTATCAGTGTCTGTCCCTCATTACTTTCACCACTACGCGCCTCTTTAGCTTTAGACTCAGCAATATCTGCATCAGCTTTAAGCTTGCGAACCCGTTGCTCATTAATATTATCATCGTCAGCACCAATCAGCTTAGACAAGCTATCCAATGCCTTTTGCTTATCGTACAACTTGACCACCAAGCCATCCTTACCGCGATGAATATCCTGCACCAGTGACCAATCAATCTGATCACTCGGTTTCAAGTAGATATCAGCAACGTGTTTTTTGACTGGGTTATCATCAGTATCAAGGAACACATTGCCATCGGTGTCTGTCACTAATTCTTCGTGTACCTTGTAATCTAGTACATCGCCAAGGCTAGCAAACGCCTGCTTAGCGTACTCGTGAGTGATGTTATCAATCGTTACTAGCAGCTCGGAACGCTGCTGCTGCTTCAGCTCCGCAAGTTGGTTCTTAACCTCAACATTTCTCAACAGTCTACTTCCTGAACGCATGGCAGTATCATAATCACATTTATAAGCTTTCATGTAAGCCCATGTTGCATTAAAACGTTGCAAATAAAAGAGACAGAACAGTTTCTGCTTATCTGTAAGCTTACTATTTGCCTCTAGTTCATCGATTATTTTAGGTGCGCCCTTTTTGGCTTTTGTGTGCACCCTTTTTGACTTAGTGGGTGCATTCTTTTTAGTGCTGCCACGTTGCCAGCCATAACGGCCTTTCCACGACTTGACAGTATTTAAGCTAACATCATACTTAGTAGCAATGTCCTTGTACTTCATACCAGCCATATAGTCCTGTTCAGCCTGCTCATACTTTTCTGTCATTACATACCACCACACCTCCGTTAATTGGAATTAATTAGTCTAAATTTTGTAGCATCGATTCTCAAACTTTTTGTAGGCGTCTAGGTAGATCTCACCCTTATCACCGTTATAGGTAAGCTCGTAATACATGCCATCACTTAACGTCGTACTGAGTAACGCTTTGCTATTCTGTAATGCTTTAACTTGCCAAACAGTAAATACATCATCGACAGTGATTTGCTTTCCATCCGTTACGTCTAAATGTTCATTAGCGTAGTCCAGCACTAAGGCTTTGCATTTACTTGTAAATTCAACATCGTTCATTCTTAATTACCACCTTTTTATTTTTATCCAAACTAAAAGCGCCATGCTGTTTAGCACGACGCTTCATCCATTTATCTAAGTTGGCATCCATCTCCGCTTCTTGTGGCGTGACGTAGCCGTATTTTGTGTTAATCAAGCAATCAAAAAGAAAAGCGCTGTAAAATTATTGCTTAATATGTATTGTTGCACGATAATACGTATGTAAAGGAGGAGATACTAATGTATATGCCGGCACTGAAAAATAAACAAGGTGAGTTGAGAGCCTTACAACAAGCAGAATTGGATAATATCAAAAATATTCTCCCATTGCTCCAAATAAACGAAGCCACTGAGGATGTTTTAGCAAAAATATCATCTAAATATAAAGGCAAATTTCTTATTGACACTCGTGAACTAGAGGGATCTGATATTAAATATTTGCACCAACTAATTTCAGATAATGATGCATTTGATAAAATAAGCATTGCTTTTCCTGCCTCGTTGTTAGAATCTGAAGGTGTGTTATCTGAATTAGGCTCAATAGATTATATTGAGATTAATAAAGATTACCTTGAAAATCCTTTTTTTATCAGTTGGCTTAAATTACACACGTCCCTAATACCTAATAATATAATTCTAGATCTCGGATATGTTGATAACAATTATCTACAAGAAGACTTAGAACTTATTATGTCGTTTCTTACTATTTTTAAAAACACTTCTAAAAATGTGTTTATTTTGAGTGGTTCTATTCCTGCAATAATCCCAACAAAGTCTACCGAAAACTACGAGTGTCCCCGTTTCGATTATAAACTATTTAAATCTACCTTGGATAATTGTTCACAAGATTCTGAACTCTCTAATTTAGAAATTATTTTTGGAGACTACACAACCGTATCACCAATACCAATAGATTATACGGACAAAAAAATTGTATCTAATGTTCAAATAAAATATACAACGTCTGACAAATACATCTTAGTCCGCAATGGTCAACGAAAAGGAAACTATAATTTATCAGAAGTATGTGAAGAAATAGTTAACTTTTCAAGCTTCAATAAAACACACTGTTGGGCAGATAAATATATAGCCGATTTACGTGACTCAACAGACATCAATCGTGGTAACCCCTCTACCTGGGCCTCTTTAGGGATAGAACATCACATTGTTTTATGTGCTGAGTAAAATTAAAAGAAGAGCTATATGCAACAGTAAAGTGCATATTACTCTTCTTTTAATTTGGCACGAATAACTTTCTTTAGAATACTTTTCTGATATTGACTAAGTGTACTATCTAGATAGGCAATCAAATCATATTTGAACATACTATTGACCTCCCCCCTCTCTAATCCTGATTTTTCATAAAAATTGTCATCAAGAACTATTTTTCTAAATTTAGATGATTCTAGTAAGCCAGCAAATGAAACAAAGTCAAGATTTGGATTCAGCGTAGCCACTCTTTTATAATTTAAACTAACCCTACTTTCTCTATTTCGCCTTGCCAAGATTATGCCCCAATGATCAGGAACTACTTTTGAAACTTTCTCTATATATTTCTCACCAGCAACTATGCAATTTCTTTCAAAATTAAGATCATACTCTTTAACTTGATTTTCTAATCTACTCAATGAGTCGTAATCGCTTTTGATTTCAAAAGCATTGACGTGACCATTTATCGCCACTAAATCCGCTCTAGATTTTCCAGAATATGTTGTATATTCATCAAAAACTTTTGCATTTTTGTATGTTGAAACCATCTTCCTTAATGCTACGCGAATATCCCTATCATCAAGTTTGTTCAAAGCTATCTCCTCCTAACAAAATAGAATACCATATTACTATTTCTATTTTCAAGAGTATATTTTACTATATGTGGAATATACTCGCTTCAACAATTCTCCATTCTTATTAATTACCTTTTCCTCCCAACCAAATTAAAATTGCGACGCTTCTTATCCCTGTACCATCTATCTAGCCGGGAATCAGCCTGTACCCACTCTGGCGGCTCGTACCCGTATTTGCTGTGTATCATTACTGCCATGACGTCACTCCTAAATTTATGTATTAAAAAAGCCCAGTAATTAGCTGGGCTTGCTTAGATCAACTAGTACCCAAACGCCATTTTTTTCTGGTTATCCTAAGCAATGGTTATCATACCACAGCGCACGTGTTTCTGCATGTAATTTTGTGGTCAGATTAATTGCGCTGATTATGTGCTTGGTAGGGATTTGCACCCTACATAACAACACCATCCTGTATTGTCTCTTGAAACGTCTACCTATTCCACCGCAAGCACAGCCAATGTAAACAAGGCGATGAGAGTTCATGTTATGAAGTTAATTGTCAACACGACTCCAGCCACATCTCAAGCTTTCAGCAGTTTAGTGACTTGCTTGGGTCACGTGATAGCGCGGGCCAAATTGCACACTTGTTTCAGATCAGTGACTTGGTCCGCTGCCTATATCGCCGGTAGGACTCGAACCTACATCCCATTGTGGCTTGCCAATTAGCCCACAGCGATACTCACATTTAACGGCCGACGTTAAATACGAAGACTAATGCCGGCGGCAGAGAGGAGCGCATCACCCCTTATAAATCCGCCGGCAACGTAGCCTGCTGGACTCGAACCAGCGACAACCTGATTAACAGTCAGGTGCTCTACCAACTGAGCTAAGGCCACAATAATGCTAGGTAATAATTGCCCGGGGTGGCTTACCTAACATTCGATAATACTAATTTACTCCCCTTTTTGACTTATTTACCGGAATCAACACGGAAACTTGTCGGAATTTACTCGGAATTTTGTCGGAGTAAATTCATTCCTCGTCGTAGTGAGCAATAATCTCTGGCTCATACTTTTTAACGATCAGGTCTTCCACGCCATCCGGATATATCTCAGCGAACATTAACTGGGCTTGTTTCAAATACTTATTAAATGTTTTGTCGGAGATATTCAGGCTAATCATGCACTTAGTTTTCGAATACCGTTTAACATAGAGCAGCATTAATAGCTCTGAATATTTCTCCGTTTCTTCATCAATTGTAACAGCTTCAATGACCTTGACAACTAAATTAGCCATAAAATCATCGTTAGCTTTACTAACTTGCTTGTCTTCAATATGGTTGCCATAGCTAGGACTTTTAGGCATTCCGTCCATTGCTGGACTTTGCAGGTTGAAATTAACCCTGCGAGCTCGTAGTCGCCATTTCCAATAGTCTTTTAGCACCCGTTCCGCATTAGCAATTGTTCGTTCTTCATCAACGTCCTTAAAAATGCTCTCCATCACTGCCACCCCTTGTTTTGACTGTGCTATAATTAATTTATTCGGAATCAATTGTCGCGGCGTCAGCAATGGCAGCGCTTTTTATGTGTTATACTTACAACGGTCATTCGAGTGGTCCCGTGACTAGTCGCCCTAGTAGGCGGCTTTTTGTTTACTCTCGCGATCACTCAACTCCATTTCGATGTCAGTCATGCCTGTTCACCCACCACATTAGTACCAAACTAACGATTACAATCGTAGCAGTTGCAATAGCCCAATATCCTAACAATTGCAACGGGGAAGAATTCCAAAGAAGTTCAAATATCTGTCTCACTTGTCTTCCTCCACTTGATATCCATCTAGCCACGCACGGGCAAATGTTTCCGAATTATCTTCCATATACTTATCCATCTTATCTGATCTGAAAGGATAGTGCATGGCGTCCCAAATATCACGATAGCTTAACTTCATATGATTAATATAATCATTAACATAGTATGGGATTACTGGTAACTCGGCATACGTCTTCTCGAACACATCATCTGCAATCACTTCAATCTCATCTGCTTCTTTAACAACCCAATCGCCAGCCTCAAGAACAACTCCCGTATCATCATCTGAATCTTGACAAACGTCGTCAACTAGCATTGAATAATAAGCAGGTTTTTCTGTAATTGCGTCAATGAGGCCACTTGGGATAACACTATATCCAAATACTAGTTTTTGACTGCCATCAAACTTTTCTGCCTCAAGTGGTTGTTTACGATAAAATTTCATTTGTCTTCCTCCAATAGCTCCGGGTTCTCGTGCACGTTGCCAATAACCTTTGAACCGTGAGTTTCACCTATAAGGTCAAATCTGCTGATAGTTCCAACTACATCAGCTAAAAATTTACCGTTAGCAAATTTAACAATTGAACGATACTTCCGATTTTCTAAAATATCGCCTTCATAAATTTCCTTGCCGTTCATGTCTTTCAGGCCGGTAAACTGTTCAAGCTCAAACAGTGCGCCAATTCCACCCTCAAGCAGTGCGCCAATTCCATCAACTTTACCATCGTTAGAATAACTACCGTTGCCATCGGTGCTAGCTTCTGCCCAATAGGCTTGGCCATTAATAAATTCGATATTGTCAGGTAATAACATTTTATTCTGAATTTTGTCCCACGCTCTAAACTTAATCATCGTCGCCATCCCCTATCAAATCATCTAGTTCATTAATGGCCTGTTGAACACCAGCAGCCTCACTTTTAAGCTCAAACATCAAACACTGGTTGCGGTCCCTCGCCAATCTCCTACGCAACTCTTTCATTCCACTATTCATTTGCCGGTGCTTCCGTTTAATCGTTGAACGTTTCTTAGTGTGTTTAGGCATCTTCGTCCTCCGTGATTTCATCTATTTCTACTCTAGGATTTCGTTTATCAACGGCAAATTCGTCCTGGAATCCTGTGATGTGCTTTCGATTGTCGTTGCCTAAAAGCCCAGCCTTCATAAAGCCGTCCAGCACAAACTTTTTAGCAAACGCGACATTATCCGCATCTTTCCGGTTGTTATTCGTGTACCACGTAAATTTAAGCTTGCAAGGCCAGCTGAATTCGACTCCAGAATTTCGACTTGCTCGCGCATATACACTACATAAGGCCGTGTACCGCTTCTTTAGTTTAGCTGCGGCATATCTGTTGGCCCGTTCAGCCTTGATGTACTCATTTAAGCTAGGTAGTTCGCCCTTAATCACGACTTTGTTCATGCTTTCGGCACCCAACTAATGTAATAGCCATTAACGACCCCGTTAGACATACTGGCCTGTCTAATCGAAAACTCTGGGGCGTCAATCCTCTCACATAATCGTGCCAGTGTTTGATAGGCGATCACTTCATCAGGATTGTTATACTTCTCAGCACGCCAGTAACCGTTAGTCAGTGGCAGGCTGTATTTGTGGACTAAATCCTTTACCCGCTTAAGCTCAATCGACGTACTTTCTGATATTTGTCTGAGAGAATGTTTGCCATGCTTATGTGCTTGCCGAATGGCTTTAATATCTTCACGTTCTCCCTGCTTCGGATCTTGTTTCATACTGGCTAGGTAGGCCGCATCACTGCGTACCTTAGTCCCAGGCTTAACCAGTCTAACCGGAAACGGCCATTCACCAGATTTGTAGTTATGTTGCGCGAGCTTAAACATTTCCGGTTCGGGCCCGATTGCTAGTGGGTGATCGATATCGGGTAGATCAGCGTTAATTACTAGCACCTGTGTTTTAGTCATGCGCTCACCTCCGTTTGCAATCCTTGTCTAGCTTGCTCTAGATCAATAAAATACTCGGCTGGTTTACCCCAACATTGGGTCAAATCAAAATTTAAGCCATCCCGCTGATATTCAATAATTAAAACCTCGAGTGCAAATAGCTTGTACTCATGAGCGCACACCTCATCTTGCGCACTACCACCGGCCTTTAAATGCCGCTTCATACGCTGCTTAGTCCAATGCAGTGCCGATGATTCATAGGCATGGTTAGCGGCTAACTTGACTAATTGATTGCCCCAATTCATTTAGCTTCCTCCTGACTGTTCATGAACGCTAGGAACGCCTCGTCACTCATATCTTCCTGCTGGTTATCGCTTGAGTTTGGCTTAGAATCCGCCTGAGAAGCGCCGTTTTGCATCCACTTTGGCGTAACTTCTTTACGGCGTGGCTTTGAATAGCCACTAGGTTTTCTTTCGCTCTTCATGCGGTCGTCATGATTAGCAGCAGCCTTTTTAGCCTGCTCTAACGTCGTAATATTTCGTTTCTTCCAGCCCGCAACAATTGCACGAACGTATTTCAAACATGCATTAGATCCAATCTGATGTTCTCCAGCAACCCAAATTGCATAGGCAATCACCTCAGGCTTGAACTCTTCCAGCCATTCATCAATCTCAGGTCGGGCAATACCATTTGGAAATCCCCACAGGTTGGTCCAATCGTTAATGACCTGCTCGCGCGTCACGCCCGCGTCATCATCATAAGAGTCAGTATCAGTCAAGTCAGGGTCAGTACTAGTAAGTTCTTTATGTTCTACTGGTTGACCTCCACCTTGCCCAACCGGTTGGCCTACTTCATCTAAACCAGTTGACCTACTTTTATGACTTGTAGTTGGGTTACTGGTTGGGTAACCAGCTGACCTACTATATAAATTAATAATGCGATATTCAGGTGGTTTCACATTTTTCTTGCCTCTAACGTATTTAATTAGTCCTAGTTGCACTAATGAGTTGCGTGCTTTATCGAGGCCGGGTGCGGATAGTCCTGTCAGACTGAGTAATGCCGAATTTTTCATGCGAAACTGAACGTCCAACTTGCCTTCATCGTTCGCATAGTCTAGTAACTCGCGATACAGATTATTTTGGCCGTTAGAGACACTCGCTTCATACATCTTAAAATTACGGTACGCTCGTCGTTGTTTGAAGTAATCCAAATTCGTCCCTCCTTTACTAATGGGCCTTTCACCCGTTCGGTGGATTCAGTCACTGCTGCATTCAAGCCAATTCGAATGTTTATTTCTTATCAAATGCCGCTAGCAACCCTTGTAGCTGGCTCTTAGCATCCTCTGCTTGTGCTACTGTTAGATTCTTCCAATCGTCGTCAGTCCCTTTCCAATCAGGGACAATTTGTTGAATAACCTCATTAGTCACCGATAATGGTGTGCCATTCTTGGTTTGGGTGGCCAGTTCACCAGCAAGGTTAGCAATCTCACTTGTCTGCTTTGAACTAGCAATGATGTTGGTAGGATCAAAATCTTCATTTACTTCATCGTCAGTTGCGGGCTGTTGCTTGCCAGCTAGTAATAATTTAGCAGCAGTCTTAAATTCAGGTTTCTGTGCATTCTCAGCTAGCCATTCAATATAGCCACGATTCTCATTCATGACATCTCCCATGCTCTTGCCTTTATTTTTGCCAAAGTTAAGTTTTAAATTAAAGGCTTCATCATAAGTCATGGTTTCGTTATTCTCACGTTGGTTAAAGTTCTGCATATCTTCGACATCTTGCGTGAAGACATTTGATAAACTAGCGATGGTCAGTGTGGCATCAACTTGAGCTCGCTTTTTTGCCATCTTCAATACCGTGTTTTTCATTGAAAAGCCATCACGAGAAACGTACTTACTCTCTTTTGTATTTGCCGACCCTAATCCCTCAGTTAACTGCATACCGCTCTTGTATAGCACGCACTTGACGGTGTAGTCGAAATAACCCGACTCGTAGTCCTCAACTTTATCGATAACGTTGTATTCGCTGGTCACGCCCATCAACATTTGAATTTTTTCGGCACCCGGTTTAAGGAGCGTCGGCTTCTGTGTACCAGGTACGACCCCAAAATCTTGACCATCTTTTAGTTGATGTTGAACCATAGTTTGGAAATTAGAGATAGCCTGTAGTTCGCTAGCCATCTTGTTTTGATCAGTACCCATGATTAGGGATAGACTATTCGTTTGATTTTCTGCTTTCGCGATTGCTTCGCTCATATTGGTTCCTCCTAGTATTTAAACGTGACCTTCTCAGTTGCCGGTTTTTCAGTAATACCAGCGATAATCTCGCCATCTTCCATGACAAACTTGTCACCAACCATGCGACCAGCTTTTTTTAAATCGACTTTATCAATAGATTCCTTGACCTTGATATATTGGCTCATGCCCTGATTACGAAGTGAGTTTAAAACCATCTTTTCGTCATACGCCAACCCAGCCGGGTTCTTACGAGTTGATACACGGCCATTAGGGGTATCGATTTTGAATTTCTTATCGACTAACCGTTGATCACGTAAATAGTCGGTCAGTAGCCCTTCGAAATACTCGCGGTTGGCTTGGTTCTTATCAAGTTCCCGGTCGCGCCATGCAATTGCCTGGTCAATATTGTTCTTCGCAACTTGGCCAATTTCATCATCATGCGCTTGGATAGCCTTGAGCTTCTTTAACGCCCAGTCAGCTTTCTCCAATGAGTCAATTTTGAAGCCTTCGTTTTCACGTTCTGTCACCGTTCTAAGTTCTTCTTTTAACATTGCATCCATGATTGAAATCCTCCTATTTAATATCCAGCAATGACGCCACTTTCAATCAGCTCTTCCTCAGTAGGCACATCATCACGCCAGCCTTCCGCAGCTTCTTCTTGGTCAACCAGCCAGCTATCGTAGCCGTTCATTTCGCCCACCTCCATGCCAAACGTTGTCTTAACGACAGTTTCGGAGTACAATAGAACTCGAAAATGAAATTGTTAAGCGTCTTTGCTGCACGGGTACTACCAATACTCGAGCAGCTTTTTTCGTACTCAAATTTAGGATTTAGCGATACTTTGCGTGCTTCCAATTCGTTCGGCCTCCTTAAATGTGCCAAAAACATTATTCAATTCTTCAATCGTGATTTGTTTGTAAAGCACGTTTCCAATCCGGAATGTAAATTTCATCGTCTTCATCTCCTTAAATTCCAAACCAACTAGCAACTTCATGACGTTTAAACCACAATGCCGTTAACGCGCAGCCTACTATTGCTCCTTCAATCATTGCTATTTCCTCCTAGCCATTTTCTTGGTTGACTTTATCGATTACTTCCTGCAATTTATCCATTGGAATACCGGCATACTCAGCTTTCTTAGCTAAATCAGTTATCTCGGCGCTAATCTCTTCAGCGTATTCACGTGGATAACGTTCAATAACTAGCTGTTGCGCTGGCGTCCGATCATTTGGATTAATCGCAATAGCGTTCTCAAACTCAGCTTCCATTGCCTCTCGTTCTTGCTGCTCTTTTTTCTGACGCATTAGGGATGAGAACATGTCACCCTTTAGACGCCTGTCATTCTGGAATGACAGCACGCCGAAATTCTCACGAGCACCAGAATAACTAAGCCAAAAATCGTTAATTACATTTGCTAACGACTTCCTGATTTGTGGATCAGTGCTTCTTGATCCACTCTTCAACCGGGACAATTGTCCGGGAGAAACATGCGTCCTATCTGCAATCTGCTGCTGTGTTGGTGTTTTATTTTTGCCTAATGCCAATGACAATTGCTCTGCAAACTTGTTCTTCATAACTACACCTCTGTATTTTGGAAAGGGCTTTATATCGCCTTTCCATGTAATTCACCTATAATTTAAATTAATCGGGATGATCTAATAGGTAATCCATCATCTCAGCTGCTGGAATCTGCCAGCCGTTATGGGTATTCACATAATCAATGAAGCCACCCTGTTCAATATCCAAATCATGGCGATGCTTGGTTAAATATCGTGAGGCTCGTTCGGTTGATTTAGTTCCGTATTTATACCTGGCCAAATCTTTAAGCTTCCAAGTACGAATACCACGCTGTGCTTGCTTCCAGGATTGGAACCTCTCGTATTCTTCTTCGCTAATGAATTGGAAGCCCTTTGGAGCCTCATGCCGAATCAATATCGTATCTGACATGTTCGCACCTCCTAATATGAAACTGACATAAGTTGGCTAGCTTGCTCGTTATACTCGGCCGTTACTGCTCGAAATTCAGCATCTAGTGCTTTATCGCTTAGTGCCTCAAACATTACTCTTGGTGTTCCTGGCTTAACCTTTGCTAGTGCATTAATTAATGTAGTTCGTGATAGATGTGTCATTTTGCCGCCTCCTTTGGTTTTGTATAACTTTTGTCAACATTAGGAATAAAAAAAATATCCGTCACTTCAACTCCCAGCTTGTCAGCAATCTTTTTTGCTGTCCTTTTACCAACTGGTTTCTTCCCATTGATAATTGAAGACATATAACTAGGGCCAATGTTAACACGGCTTGACAACGATTTCTGAGTATATCCATGCCATGCCAATAAAACATCGATTTTCTTTTTGCCAACTACATATAGCTGAACCATCCGATTACCTCCTTTCTTAACTTACATTTATATAATACCATTCGTAAAACTTTTGTCAACGATTTTTATATAAAAGTTTTACAAATCATTTAAGTATTTTTGACTTTTGTTATACTAAAATCATTAGGAGGACTGATATGAATGGATTCAATAACACCGGAAGAGTTCGGAAACTCATTGAAAGAGATTCGTCTGCGGAAACATTTTTCATTGCGACAAGTCTCACAACAATCTAAAACCGATAGTAAACCTGCAATTTCACCATCTTATTGGTCACTTGTTGAACGTGGAGAAAGGAACATACCTAAAGTAGATACTTTGGTTCGCATGGCTAAAGGGCTGAGAATTACGCGAGAAGAAATTCTTAATCTTGCTGGCCTATCTTCTGCAAACAACAGCATAAACAGTGAATCCTCTGATAATAAAAAACATTACTATGATCTAACTGAAAAAGATGAAAGAAATATTGATAAAGAGTTGGAAGATATGATGAACGGGCTCGACTCTAAACATTCACTATCATTTTTCCAAAATGGACAAGAGCTATCTGATCAGGACAAAGAACTACTCAAAGCGTCCATGCGTCAAACATTAGAATTATCCAAACAATTAGCAAAAAGAAAGTTCACTCCCAAAAAGTATCGTAATGGAGAGGAATAATAGGAGCTGGTTATATGGAACGGTGGATTGAAGAAGATATTGACCACTTAACCAACAAGTTTGGGATTCAAAATGCTTTTGACCTGGCACACGACTTAGGAATCAACGTTCAGTTCAATAACCTTGGTAGCAATATTTACGGCTACAATAATAACTCGCATCGAATCCCAATGATTGTCATTAACAATACAATTGATGAGCGGACACAAGATGGTGTTTGCTATCATGAAATTTTTCATATACGGCATCACAAGGGATTTAATACGCAGTTTTTTGCGGTAAATACGACAAGTTTTCTATCCGATGGTAATGAAACAGAGGCTAATAAGTTTATGCTGGCCATGTTGAAAGAGGAATATGGTTGGAGCAAACAAGAAGATGTATTAGACTTCTTAGATTTTTTCAAGCTACCACATGAGCTGGCTTCACTGATCTAAAAGCGCTGACCAGATAGGAAGTCATTAAAAGCTAGGGGGTTAAAATTTAATCATCATGGGGATTTCTATTTGGGAAAATATTGATTTGGAGGAGTAAATTTTGATTGGATTAATCTTAGCTATTTTTATAGCTCTCACACTTTTCAAAGTCACTGCAAAGGTCGGTAGCTTTGTCTTACTGATTATGGGAGCAGCTCTAATAGTAATGGCATTTGTTAACACACTGCAAGCACTAGTGCCAATTATTGCATTTGGGCTCATTGTATACAGCATCTACTACTTGATTCATGAAAAGTTGAAATGGTCAGGCAGGCAATTTGCTATGTATTTAATGGGATTCTTGACGATGCTCTTTCCTTTTATTAAAATCGGTCAATTATCAATCGTTACTGCCGGTATATTTTATTCTCTGTTCGCTTTAGAATATCCAAAGTATCGTTTATTTAGAAACATCACTACTACTGCCTGGATTATATGTGTTTGGATCATCGCGATTATTTTATTTGCTCTAAGTTTTATTATCGGCCCCTGGCTTGCAGAACATGGGCTCTTAATTTAGTCGTTCTAATGGAAGAGTAAAGGTAAACGCTCAATTACAGGGGATATTATTCATTGGGGAATACTAATTTGGAGGATTTTATCAAATGGAAAAAAGTGAATTTGAAAGCAAAATAAATAGTTTATCAAAGAAAGTCGACAGCATGAGTGAAATGTTGAAAACTGAAGAAGCCACCAAAAATGCGCTAGTAATGCCATTCTTTGCCGCTCTAAATTACAATGTCTTTGACCCTACTGAATTCGTTCCTGAATACACAGCAGATTTTGGTAGTAAAAAGGGTGAGCGTGTCGATTACGCCGTTGTGATAAATGGTGAAGTTCAAATATTGGTTGAGACTAAAGAATTAAAAGACGATTTGAATAAAAAGGACTCTCAGCTTTTTAGATACTTCACTGCAACTAAGGCAAAATTCGGTATTCTTACTAATGGTGATACATACAAATTCTATACCGATTTGGAAGAGCCAAACGTTATGGACAAGACCCCTTTCCTTACCGTAAAGCTATCTAACATAAAAGATACCCAGATTACTGAATTATTTAAGTTTACGAAAGATAATTTCGACGTCGATAACATCACAGATTCAGCATCTGATCTAAAATACGTTGGTTTGACTAAGGAGTATCTTGAAAAGCAAATGAATAAACCAACTGACGATTTTATTCGACTCATTCTGGCCGACATTTATGATGGTATGAAAACTCAGCAGGTTGTTGACCAATTCAGGCCTGTAATTAGTAAAGGATTCACTCAAATTATTTCAGAACAGGTTAACAGCAAGCTAAGTAACGCGTTGAACCAAACTGTTAAAGATGACGCTACTTCTACTGAAACACTTAAAGATGCGGCTGATCCTAAAGATGAAATAGTCACTACACCAGAAGAATTAGAATCTTTTGCCGTAGCCAAGGTTATCCTAAGAGACACGATTGAACAAGCTAGAATAGTTTACAGAGATAATCGAAGCTATTTTAACGTACTAATAGATGACAGTAACCGTAAATGGGTTTTCAGAATCTATTTCCACACAAATCGTAATTTCATTATTTTGCATGATGATGAAAATACAGAATTAGATTTTGAGTCTCCCGTTGATATCATGAATTACTCCGATCAAATCAAAAAAGTAGCTGAACAATTTAAATAATCAGATCTTGTGAGCCCTCACAGGGCTTTCACGCGAGCGTAGTTCAACGGTAGAACAGTACTCCTTTGAATTGCTAACTAGATACTAACAGATGTAGGTTCGACTCCTGCCGCTCGCATTGTAACAAATAACCCATACTACCGCTTACTTTAGTACGTACATCACGTGGGCGTAATTCAATGGTAGAATAACGATTTCAGCCCTTCTCTCTCGTTTGAAATTGTTATGTAGGTTCAATCCCTGCCACCCACTTTTAAAATAAAGAAGGTAAGATTATGGATAAAGATATGTCGAAATACGAACTCATAGATAACATTACTAATGACTTAACCTCTTTTATTAATCTGTATGCTTGCGTTTATCTTACAAAAGATAGCTACTCAAGGAAAGAATGTGGCCGCATAATCCAAGGAATGGAAAAAGATATGGTTGATCGTCTTAAGCAAAAATAATTGTAGGTACATTCTAATTAACTGTTGAGCCGACCAAAACCCATTGTTGGCTCTTATGCGAGTGTAGTTTAGTGGTAAAACGACAGCCTTCCAAGCTGTAGTCGCGGGTCCGATTCCCGTCACTCGCTTAGTAAAAAATGATTACTTTGGAGGAAATCTGTATGGATGAATCAAATTCAGTCAGCACGCCAATATTGTCAATTCCAGAATCAACTAACTACTGGTTAGTGAGGGCTGATGGTGGAAAATATTACTCTGATTTTTTAGAGGAAGGATTCATTGCAATTGCTAATAACAAAATAACCATTGCATCCATTAACAAACGGAAGCAAAGTTCTAATTCAAATAATATTAACTACAGAGAACTATATCTTGATGCATATCCAAACGAAAGTAACCAGACTGCAGGTCTTCGTGCTAACCAGATTCGTAGATTTGCCAGCACTATGAAAATTAACGATATCGTGCTGGTACCTGCTAAAAACTCAACAAATTTTCTTATCGGAGTTATTACTAGCAGTGCATATGATGCTAATCAAGCTAATATCACTAAAAAGATCAATCTTCAAACATTAAATGCAAATCATTCTACTATTTGCCCGTATACTAAACGTCGAGACGTAACTTGGATTAAAGAAATTTTTAAAAATCAGCTTCCCAAAGGATTGTTGTGGGCATTATCAGCCCATGAAGCATTATTTCATATACAATCAATTGACGATATTAATTCAATTGACCGTCTCTTTAGCCCACTTTATATTAAAAACAAAAATGTTCACTTTCTTATCAGTGCTGGCACAAACGAAAACTTAACCATGAAACAATGGGATGAATTTATTTCTATTTTGAAGACTGCTGATATTGATCCAAAATTAATAAAGGTGGATATTCGCCGTAATTCGCCTGTCTCTATGAATTTAATCGCTACTGTAATAAAAATAAATGAGCTCTATAAATTATATAAAGCCATAGAGCCTTTTTTAGAAGCAGGAGTCTTAACCACTGGCACAGGTGGAACCTTACTTTTCGCATGGCGTGTAATTGGTGGTAAACGTGGTAAGGAACTGGGATTAGTAGAATGGTGTCAAGAAATTTATAGACAGCATTTAGAAAATAAAAAGCTTAAATACAAAGTTAATTATAAGATAGCTAAGCAAAAAGATTCAGAGTTAAAACGAGCAAAATTACATCCTAAAGTTAGTGGAACCTTAATTCTACCTGAAAGTAAATCCATGAATCAGGATCAGGAATCACTTTCGCAATCAACAAAGTTACGGGAAAAACAATCAAAAAAAGTACTACTAAATCAGCTTGTCGAGTTATTAATATACTTATCACTTTCAGCCAAAAAGTAATTGTTGTTGATAATAACCAGTAAGCCCAGATCTTTTTTAACATTGCTTTCCCCCCTTTTTTATAATTATACTCCTAATAAAACATCTTAGAGATGGTATTATTTAGCAATGAATTGTCAATTAAATGTGAAGTTACAAATCATTGTCACTCGCTTAGTACCCCTTTATTGGGGTATATATTTTCAGCTCAAAGGAACATACGTTTGGAAATGTCAACCTATTGTTATTTCCAGTTGGGAGGAATAAAACATGTCAGTAACCAAACTTAATAATGGTAAATGGCAGGCCCGTGTCTCTTATAAAGATGATGACGGTAACTATAAGTCGGTTACTCATTTAGAAAAGCGCAAAACTGACGCTGTTGAGTGGGAAACTAAAACTAAAAATGCTCTGCTGGAAGGTGCTGACTTATCACGTAGCACCGAGAGTCTAAAGCACTACTTTCTTGATTGGATCAGAATTTACAAAACTGACGGCGTATCGCGTCATACCCACGAGCTATATATGGGCAACTGGCGCCACGTCTCTGCCTATTTTAAGGATAAACCTATGAGCTCAATTAAACGCCAAGATTACCAGAAGTTCCTGAATGAATTTGGCCGCAGTCACGGAATTGCCACATCTCACAAGCTTCATCAACAAGTACACACTGCAATCAAGGACGCCGTAGCTGATGGTATTCTAAAACGTGACTTTGCTTACAAGGCGCACGTCACTGGACGCCCTCCTAAGCCCGTAGAGGAAAAGTATTTGACGTTGTCAGATTATAAGAAGCTGCGTAAATACCTCATTAAAACAGCTGATTATGACCACATGACTATGCTGATGATGCTGTTTCAATTAGAAACTGGAACCAGGTTCGAGGAAGCTGCTGGTCTGACGTGGGATAATTTGGATTTGAATAATGGAATAGTTCACATTAAACAGCAGTGGGACGCCCGTAGACAGAATTTTCGTCCAACTAAGGGAAATGGACAGGCCGATGGAGATATAACCATAGGGCCCGCCTACTGTCGTTTTATGAGGGCCTATCGCATCACACAGAAAGATTATTTAGAACTACACGAAATGAAGAATCCTAAGAACCTCGTATTTTGGTCTAAACTAGGAAAAATCGTGGGCAATGGGAATGCAAACGAAGAGCTAGGACGTATTTGTACCCGTCTAAAGATCAACAAAGTTACAACACACGCCATGAGGCACACACACGCTTCGATTCTTATCTTAAATCATGAGTCCCTTCCCTATGTTCAACATCGCCTTCGACATCAAAAACTAGAAACGACCGTTAACACCTACGTCCATCTTATTGAAGAAGAAAACGGCGTGTCAGATAAGAAGGCTACCGAGCTAATGGACGAAGGATTTTAAAAAATGATAATTTTATGATTGCTGTAGTCCTTGTGCCGCAAGGGATTACAAAATCATTTGTTAATTTTTCTTCCAAGAACTGCTATATTTTGGCTACTTTTTTCGTTTTTGGAAGAATCGTGGAAGAACATATCGTATTTGAGTGGTTTCCGAGTGTAAAACAAAAGCACCAAAACGCCTTTATATCAGCGTTTTGGTGCTTTGTCGTTTCTCTATATTTGTCAACTTATCACCCGCACGGGGATCGAACCCGTAACTCCGCCTTGAGAGGGCGACGTCTTAACCAATTTGACCAGCGGGCACAAATTCATTTATTATCTTACCGAATGATAAGCGGCTTGTCAAATATAATTAAGATTTTTGCCACCTAAAAATCGTCACAACAACTAAACCAACGAATAAGAGCAAACAGTAGGCCACACTACACCAAAAAACGAAAGTCAATAATTGGGGTAACAAAAAGCTGCGCATAACTGCTAATCCGATGGCCGTGACCGCCCATACGATCAATTGTTGTCGCAGATGATCGAATAAATGATCTAATTCTGACTTCGACATACACTCACCTTCCACTCAACTAGTTTAGCCACCAACTGATACGATATTCAAGCAAAAATGCAAAAAATAGACACAAAGTTTCAGCAAAGTCTTGACAGTATTTGCTGGAAAAGTTACTATTAAATAGTTGTTATTGGGTATTCGCCAAATTGGTAAGGCAGCGGACTCTGAATCCGTAATTTACTGGTTCGAGCCCAGTATACCCAATATTCGTTATCAGCTGTTATCATTGGTTGTCAAAAACACCGTGATTACAGCTTTTTTATTACTCTAGTTTGTCATTGGTTGTCATCTCTTTTCACTAAAAGTCAGCCAAAAGGACAGCCAAAAATATAACAAAAAAGCCACTGTTTCCAGTGACTTAATACTTGCGCGGGGCAGTGACTGTTAGCCAACTTTGGTTAACAGTTTTTTTATTGTTAAGCCATTAGTCTAACGCTTATTATCAAGGCAATGACTGCGATAGTAATGTGTATCACAAAAATAACCTTTCTTATAGTTTTAGATTCATGATAATCAGACGGCCAATGCACAAAATCAAGCACTGACAAAACCATAAAATTAAACGTTAATAATTTTATTCCAAAAACAGGTACCGGCGTAGATAAACATAAAACTATGGGGCCATCTTGAAATATGCTAAAAACTATCAAATAAGCCGGAACAATTAACAATATAATATTTAAAGTAACTTCAAACAACCATTTTTTTATAAAAGAACTCATTTACAAGGACACTCCAGCAAATATTTAACTGCACATTATTAATTATACACTAAAATTGTTGAAGTTTGGCTATAGTAGGCATTCAAACCGTTAGATCACTGTAAAATTTTGCAAAAGCGTGTAATGCTTCATTCTTCATATAATTAAACTTGCTGACACTAACCGATAATTGGCCACAAGCTTCACTGCGGCTGAAACGTTTCTTAATAATGTAATCATGTAAGATGAACTGATATTGTGGATCATCAATTGCATTTAGGGCGTCTTCGACTTCTTTTAACTGGTAAGACAAATCAACGTGGTTTATCAGGCGGCTTTCAGCACCGTTTCGGCTGCTATGGCTTGATACTCCATCGAACGAGGGACTAGAAACTTGATTAAAAGCCGTCAATTCACGTTTTAGTTTGGCATATTGCTTTAATAAATTACAAATCTTCTTAACATCTTGGCGCATTGGAATCACACTTTCCGATCCCAGATATATGTATTAAAAAACGGGGCTATTACACCCCGTCTTGGCTAATATCAACACTACAATTTATGCTGTAGATTGCTCAATGGCAACTATATTATAGCACTTAAAACAAATATTTTCACCTATAATTGTTTAAAATGAATCATATTCACTTTAAAACTTATCCGGTTACTAAACCGCGCAATTGTTGAATCATGCTTACAACTTGATACGGTGTCTTTGTCATATCGGTTACCCGGTTTTGATACCAGAATTGTGTCAGCAAGGACACGGCAAAATCGTACTGTTTGTAACCAGTCAAATCTTCATTCTTGCTAACAGCTGTCTGTACGTAGTCCTTGGCGGCGTCTAAATAGCTTTGGATCATTGGGTCATCTTCGGTCACATCAATTCGCAGGCTTAGTTTAATATCATCAACGGTTACAGCCATGTAATCACTCCTTTATTTTAGTTTTAATTTATGTATAGGGGGTGCCAAAATAGACACCCCTTGTATAGTCCGTCCCCAAAAGTGGGTACGTACCACGGTGGCTCCCCCTTGTATAACCGTGCCCAAAAGTGGGTACGATTATTTACCAGGCGTGATTTTTAACGCCACGTTGATTGCAGCGGTCTTATCAATCACTTTATAATCGTTCCGCACAATGACGGAAAGCCCTTGGCTAAACTGGTCGAACTTGTCCCATTGGGCGGTTACTTGGTTACGCCGGAAAACCGCCACCGCTTGTGATAAGTCCCCCACGATCATTGGGGACGTCCCGTCGACGTTGTTGGCCAGTAACTTGTCACTAATCATGACGACTGGTGCCCCTAATAAGGTGAAACCACTGGGTGCCGTTGGGTTCGGTTGTAATAGGTAACGTCCCTCGGAATCTTTCAAGGTATCAAGGTAGTTGAACCCGGACTGGTTTACTAACCATATTTTACTCAAAGCGGGATCTAACGTCACATTGAAAATCTTTTTAAGATCATCAATATTGGCAGCCGTTGCTTTGGTGAAACTGGTTCCCGTTAACAAGCTCATAATCTGCGTGTTGTCCGTGTTATCAACCAATTGTTGTAATTGGTTTTTAACTTCGCCGACAATATCTACTTCGGCGTCTTCCACCACTTCGTTAGATAAGGCAATCTTACCCGCTCGGGTCTTCACGTCAAATGGCACTTCCGTAAACATGTTCGCGTTAACGTCGGCAATGTCCGCTAGTTCTTCCTTAGTAGCCAATACCGCAGATTGTCGGCTAGTAGCAATTGGATAAGTCCCGGAGCCACTAGAAACTTGCTTGACTGTCGCATATTGGGCAAGATTGTAATTGGATTGCTTTAATTGGAAGACGGGAGTAATCAGCTCTTTAGGAATAACCGCACTGACCCCGTCAGTCTTTAAACCGTCCCGTGTTTCCCCATGTGTCCGTACATATTGTTCAAATGCTGGAATACCAGTTTTGTTTTCATTGCCATTAGGATCAATAATTGTTTGTTTTGCCATGTTGTCAGGCTCCTTTTCTTGGTTAATAAATTTTTCGTAACTACGACTTTCAATTTGAATCACTTGCTGAACACTCGACTGCCCATAACTTGGAATGGCCGTAGTCGTTAATTCGTATAAGTCTTTGATATGATTAACCGTCCGGGTCACTTGACCACTCGCAGTATCTTGCGTCCAAGTATCATCGCCATTGTCTAAATCAAAGGTAAACGAGCACCCACCGATTACCCCATTTTTAATATTGTTATACGTATCCATCGCATAACTAACGCTAGGGTCTAGCTCCGCCGTAAACTTTAAACCCGTATCATCAACGCTCGTGGTGAGGGTCCCGTTGTCGGCCCGGGCTAACGGTTGCGCCCAATTATGACTATTCAATAGGACTAATTTGGATAAGTCCAAGCCATCAAGGGCGGCGGGATCAATCATTTCAACAAATTCAGTGCCATCATTCGTACTCATTTTCAATGAGGGACTATTGAACACTACGGCATAACCAGAAATAACCGGCTTGCCATCAACTTGTTGGGCTTGCGTGGCTGGTTCACCGGGATTAGACTGATCCTGATTTTCGGGTTTGGTTGGAACGGCGTCACGTTTTTCGGCTTTCAGTTCGGCCGCTAAGGTAAATCGTTGCTTATTCTTCACTCGTATTCACTCCATTCTTTTGTAAGTTTAAGAAAATATCGCCATCATCAGTTGGGGATAAGCCAATCTTGGCCCGAGCTTCATTGCGGCTCATAATGCCGCCCGTATAGCCCGCTACTGCTTGGGCTTGTTGCGTTTGCGGATCAAGGCTCAATAGCTTGTCCGTATTAAACGTAAAGTCATGACCAAACTTGAACGATAGCTCGCTGGTAAAACTATCAAAGTAATGTTGCAACGTCCCTTGTAGATACTGCACGCCACTTTGTTCTTGGTTAGAATGATCGTTTTCAACCCCTAAGCGCTCCGGCGGTAAGCCAAAAGCTTTAGCAATTTGTCGGGTCGTCCAGTCATTAGAATTGACCAGCTTTAACACATCGGTATTTAAGGATAAGTTGCTAATATCCATGGTATCGTCAGTCACAATCGTGTTGACCGCATTGTCACCCGTATTCGCTTCATCAAACTGTTTACGAATATTGTCCTTAGCTTCCGGCCCTAAATCAGATTGATGGACTTTAATAACCGTAGTGCCGTGCACACCAGCAGTAAAAAAGCCGGTTAGCAATTTATTGCCGGCCGACTGAATCTGGCGTTCATCTTTGAGGGAATATAGGGGACTAATTCCCGATACACCGTCTTTGGTGAAATATTTAAAATGTAAAATGTTGTTAGGCGCGATCTGACGACTGTTACCGCCAGTCGGGGTATAGGTGTAGGTCAACGCCCCACTGACGTCATCTTGTTCAACCGTCAATTGGTTATTGGCAATCAATTTCAATGTATGATTAGGCAAAATTTCAGCAAAACTATTACCATTTAGTAACAGGTTAGCCGCCAACGCATATTTAAAATGGTACCCGTCCATCTGACTATTGGGATTCTGATTAATCATCGTGTTAAAGATTGCCGTATCACACATAATCGGATTGCTGGCAATATCGCTCGCAATAATATTAATCGCCGCGTAAATGTCACTATTACGCAACACCGCCGCACTCACAAACGTATACGGGTCGTTGCTTGATAAACTAACCAAGGCGTCAGCTACCGGATCATGCGTGCCGCTGGTGGTATTGCTTTTAACAAAAAAACTCATTTAATCACCTCTTTGCTTTTCATAATTAATTAGCAAGGCCAGCAGAATCATGGCTATACCAGCCAATATTAACCCCGCTTGCCAGCTGATCCAGCAACCAAAACCAATCACTAAGCAGATTAAGCCAAGCACCAACAAGATCGTTTGTACATAATCAGAACAGATCTGCCGCAGTCGCTGTTTTGTAGTAATCTTCTGCATGCTGTTGATCCTCACTTTCTTGGTAATAGTCCATACCCGCTACAAACGCGTTAATCAACGCCGCAATTGGGTCAATCCGGTTACTATTGCGGGCTTTATCCAGTTGCCAGCCATTGTTTAGCACTTTTAAGATGGCGTTATTGACCGCATAAGCGAGAATCTTATTGCCGTTATGTTTAATCTTGTCATCGTAAAGCTGATCACGGAAATTACGAGTTGGAATATTCAAAGTCTTGGTGCCTTGTCGTACTTCAAATAGTGGGTAGCTTAATTTCTCGAATTTTGTAATTAACGTTTGCGCGTTATACGGGTCATAAGCGACAGCTTTCACTTTCCAGTTGTATTTTCCGACTAGTTTTTGTACAAAATCAAATAGATCGTCATAATCAATAATGCCGCTATCTAATCGGGTAATACTACACTCACCCGCCCGCTCCATTGACCGATAATCAATGCCATCACGTTTAATCTTAGAATCGAGGCCATATTTAGTCCCCACAAATGAATGACTATCACAATAAAACTGACCGTTACCAATTGGAACAAGCCAACTAACCGCGGTTAAGTCATTGCTTTTTGATAAATCAATGCCAATATAGGCGTCGCGATTATGTAAGTCGGGCACCTTTGCCAATTTACCAGCGGACCAATCGTCTGCTGAAATATAACTGTCCTCACTGGCTTGCAGCCACATATTGAAATTCTTAACCAATACCGGGATTAGGTTGTTTTGCTTAATGGCAAGGTCCACGTCGGCCTGAATCTTTTCCGTCATGCGTTGTTTAACGTGTGGTTCACTGAACAACGGGTTGGCCTTGATCCAATTGGCTTGATCGTAAACTTCTTCGCGGTCGTCAAGTTCCCATATTGCCACAAAGTAACGGTCAGCTTCGGTTTTCCCCTTTAAAACGTCCGTCAGCATGTCATATTCGGCGTGCATTGGAACGTTAAGGTTAAGGCCCGAGGTGGAAATCACCGCCAGCAGTGAGTTATCTTCTTGTGCTTGACCAGACTTTAAAACGTTGTACACTTTGCGGTCTTTAGCTTCGTGCCATTCATCTAAAATAACGGTCGTTCCGGCATAACCATCAAGCGTACTGGTATCACTGGCAAGGGCCAAGGCTTGCGAATCAGTTTCTAAGTCAGTAATGGCTTGCTTCTGTACCTTAATCCGTTGCCGCATGTACTTCGATTGCTTACGGACTTGCCGTAACCCACTTGAAAGCATGTCGTAGCCCAATTTAGCTTGTTTAAGGGCGTTGCTTACGAATAATACTTGTCGGTTGCGGGCGGGCTGACGTTCTCTTAAAAGGCCATTAGCGGCCATGCCAGAAGCTAGATAGGTTTTACCATTCTTACGAGCCATACTAATAAACGCACGATCATAACGGCGGTTACCGGTAGTTTTTTCGCGCCAGCCATACAGCTCACTAATAATCCATTTTTGAAATGGTTGCATGGTGAGTTGGCTACCGTCAGTCTTAGGCATTAATTCGATAAATTTAACTGCCTGTGCCGCTTTATCTTCATCGTAGTAGAACGGGAAGCTGTCGTCCTTAGAACGGCTTAAATCGCGTTTAAATCGCTCACACGCCCATTTGATTTTTTGACCAGCCAATACTTGACCCGATAACACTTGGTCAACATATTCAATCATGATAACATCGCCTCGAAAGTATCTTCGGGTGTCTCATCTTTTTGCTTGTTTAATTCCATGCGGGCTCGGCTTGATAGCGACATGCCTAAATCATTGGCTAAGGCTTTTAAATCTTTCATTGCTTGTGACTGCAAGGCCACGTACGGGTTGGGCTTACGGGCGCCAGTCTCTTGATTAGTTTGTACAAGTCCGTTCTTACGAATATCATTCTCACAAGTCTGTACCGTTGCATAAGCGCGGCAATAACTGGCTAACATTGCCCGATCAAGTTCACTAATTGGAGTATTGGCCTTTAAATAAGGTGCTACCCGTTGCCATTCAGTCAAGGCACGATCATGTAACCAATCTGGTGGGGTTGAATCAAGCACCGGATAATCAAATAGCGCCTTTTCAGCGTCTTTACGTTGATCACGCTCATCATTGGTTAAATGTTTCTTCATGCTGGCTAAGGCTTTTACTTTTTGGCTCATTCGGAGCGCTCCTTTCGCTTAAATTTACGTACCAAAAAGCCCCCACGAGTTAGACCCATAGCGGCTTATTGATACATATATCCAGAATTCTTTTATTATACCTATATTATCGCACATATTCCTAAAAAGTGCAATTAATAACATGTATATATTTACATGTTACCCCCTGACTGGCTATTTGTTTAAATTTTGCATTATTAGTAGGGATATTTCACAATCCAGCAAAATCAGCAAAAAATCAAAGCTCAAAAGGGACTTTTATAAACACAAAAGTATGCTGTCCGCTCCTTTCGTGTCGACCATAGCCCCCCATATCAACGTTTCTGGGCTGTCACGCTGTTTTGAATTAGTCTCGTGGCCGAAAATTCAGCCGCCAACTTGGATTGCTCACTCGGCCAAAAAATCGGCGCAGTCCATTGCCAATTTTGGCAACGTAGACGCAAAATGCGGGTTGGTTAACTAGGTCGAAAATTTCGACTCAGTAGCTCGGCTGAAAGTTCAGCGCAGTATTGCGCAGATCTACTACTCAATATGAATCTTGAATTGTGGGTATAAAATTGCGACTTACAAATTGTTTTCTCGCTTTCACGTGATATAATTAACTTAACTGTTAGTTTAATTATCATAGATGTCATTGGTCGCCTTAACGGGCGGCTTTTTGTTTACCTATCTAAGTTAAACTTAGGTAGCACAAGCAACCTGTCACGCCATCTTAGCGAGTCAGCTAGTGCACCAAGTTAGTACGTTATCTAAGGTCGTAACTTGCGACCACAGATACTAAAAAGCGCCGCACCTTTCAGCACGACACTCATTGGTTATTTAGTTTGTTGCTCCCGTTGTTCTCTAGCCAATCTAGTCTTCCGGTTATGATGTCGGTAACATAATGGTTGTAGGTTACTTTCATCTAAGCGACGTGACCAATCATCTTTGATTTCAATAACGTGATCAACCACATCAGCCTTACGGATCACACCATCTTGGTAACATTGCACGCATACCGGATTGCTTTCAAGGAACCGCCGTGACAACTTGCGCCATGCTGACGACTTGTAGAATTGTTGATACTTACTCTCGTCAGAATCGTACATGCGTTTGTGATACCGCCATTTGTTAGTCGCCTTGTGGTGCTTCTCACAGTAGCGTGTGTCATAGGCAACCAACGTCCGACAACCCGGGTGCTCACATTGCTTCATTGGCTTAGCCATGACCGTTGACCTTGGTTAGTGTGACCACGTCATAAGCATTCATCTCGCTATCAGAACTAACGCCAGCAACACGATACGTAACTCCATCTAGTATTGCTTCCAAGGTCGTTGTGATCCGATCGTCATGGCGCACCACAATTAGCTGGTTAGTTGTCGCAGTCGTACCAGTAAGGCTAATCGTGTTACTGATGGTCAACGTATACTCACCACACCAGACAGTGAACAGTGGCACGAATTGTTGCTTGGTTGTGCCGTTTATTGGATTTTCAACTGACTTGACGGTGCCAAACTGTACCCGCTTATTTAGTCGACTTAGATTATAGTTCTTCATTAGCTAACCTCACTTGTAAATAATCATGGCGCAATATTCTGCAGAAGAAGAATCTAGGTCTGCCCCAAACGCATTACTTGAAAACTTAATGTCAATGACATTGTCACTATCAATCCGGTTGGCTAATTCTCGGTTAATTGCTCGGTCTAAATCTTGTACAGACATTCGCATAATCGTTTTTGTTTTAATCATTATAGTTAGATCCTTTCTATCATGTTAATCATCTAATTGTTCCAACATCTTGTACGCATTTTTGCGTTGTTCTTCATCGCTTAAAGGATTATTCAAAACTTGGCTTGAAACGTTTCGGATAACGTAGGCGTCAGCTAACCAACCTTGACTTGATTTCATAAAGTGATCGTCACTAAATTGTGCATAAATGGGGTACATGAGTTTTAAGTCTCTTACAGTTTCTGGCTCATATTCTCCATCTTCATTTGGGGTAAAGCTCCCAACCAATCCTTTATCTTTTGCTTTTTGAGTTGGCTCACCATTTTGATCTAAAGCACCTTCTTTAATCAAGGCTCTGTAAATACACGATTTTAATTCATTAACTCTATTTGAGACAACTGGTCCATATTGTTTAACGTAAATGTCAAAAGCTTGCTCAACTAAACTTGGATAAATTACTTTCATTTTTTCCTTTTCCTCCTGTACTTGAAACTTTTCGTTTTAACGTGGTACACGTGGACAATCGTTGATATAGCAACGTTTCAAAGTGGCCTAACGTGGTTCATTACCCGGTACAACGTGGTACACTTAGTATTTTCGATCATTGTACGCGGACATATCCACGTGGAAACTTGCCATTCATTCTAATTCTTTTAGCTTCCCAGCCGTCCATATTGTCCATTAATAGCTTGATTCGCTTAGCTTCCGAGTTTGTTTGCCCGGTTAAATAACGATCGACTGTTTTATGGAAGACAACTTCCATGATTTCCAGAGTTGTTGTTTGGTTGAGTAGTTTCCGTTCATTACTAACTTGATCTTTTAGCCACTTAGAATGATGGCCGTAGTCACTGACATAGCTTTGTTTTAAGCCGGTACTCATATTTTCCCAATCTGCGGGAACTTCCATTGCTAAAAACGCTTCGATGGCATCTCGCATAGGGTTGACAGTTTCCGCAGCCATCTGATACGCCTTAGCTTCTTTCATGGTGGCCTGATCCAGATATAGCGGTTCGCCATTCCTATACCAGTACGCGGCCTCCGCCAATACTTGAAGCATGTAATTCTCGTCCGGGTGCCATACATCTAATTTGGCCTTGTTGACCCCACATTTAATTGGATAAAAGCGCCGTTCACCGGTCGCGTCCTTTAAATAGTCGGTTTGGTTAGTTGTGCCAATAAATACGCATTTACGTGGGTGCGGTAACGCATAGCGGCCGTAACTATTCCGGTATGTGTCGGATTGTGCACTAATGAAATTTTTGATTCCCTCAATATCCGTCTTCTTCATGGCGGAAAGCTCGGCAACTTCAATAATCCAACTACCTTGTAACTGTTGATAATCGTCTTTCTGCTTACCCATTCCTTTCAACGAATCATTGAATTTATCCGGGTATAGATTTTTACCAGCCGTACTCTTGCCAAGTCCTTGGCTTCCCTCTAAGATAGGAACAATTTCAAACTTAACTCCGGGAACATAGGCCCGGGCAATAAGACCAGTTAGCCATTTCTTAGTGATGGTGCGGGTGTAATGATTATCTTCGGCACCTAAGTAATCAATGAAATAACGTTCAGCACGTGGCTGGCCGTCCCATTCTACCGCTTCAATACGAGCCTTAACCGGATTGATTGTCTTGCGGCGTGCCTCTGTAACTACCGCGTCGGTAATGTTTTCCTTACTGAATAACAAGTTGTAATGATCCTCAATATAACTTCTCAATAACGTGTCATCACTATCATTCCAAAAACCTTTTTTGAACAGTGAATTTTCTGCTTGTGGTGTTTTGACAATTTGTTCCGAGAACTCGTCAAAGACAACTAGCCCTTTCAACATTTCGTCATGTTCCATAATTAAGCGGATATTGTAAAGAGACTGTGTTTTAATTCCATCGTCCGAATTCTTCTTGAAATCGTTCTGCCAATCAGCGTCACGTTGCATTTTGATAACATTGTTGGCCGCTTCTCGGGTCTCTGCTGGTAAATCCATTGCTTTGCCCATTAATGAACCCCCTTACTCTCTCGTTTTAAAATGGATTGAAAAATCACATTAACTTCCTTGCTTGGCAGCGCCGGATCAACGAACGAATCATTAATCACCGACAGCATGTTATAAACTGTCTTGGGAGCAGCACCGACACCAAACATTCGACCAGCAATTTTAGTTAACCAAGCGTTGCGATTGCCCTGGGTTGTCCCGGTTACCATTTCATCTAACAAGCGGCCAGTATACTTCTTTTGGCGTGTGGCATAGGCGTGTTCTGACGGCCAGTTCACTTTTTGGCCCGCCAACTTATCAACTAGCCATTGAGGAGCTGGTTTAATATCAGCTAAGGTTCGGCCATCTAGTGGTTCATACGGTTTGCCGTTAATCTCACTTGGGGCAATCACCGTGAAGTCACTTAACAAGTCAATCCCAGGCCAAACGTCAACTTTGCGAGCCTTAGCACCCGTGTATTTCAAAAAGTAATGTACGCCGCCGTTAGCCGTCCGTTCAATGTAGGTATCATTCGGCAACGTCTGTCCTTGCTTAAATAGTTGTGCCAAGCTAGTCCGGCCGTTTTTAGTTGGCTCGTGCATATCAATGTCAACAACTAATAAATCCGATAAATCTAGGCGCAAGCCTAAGTTGTAAGTCGGGTGCTTTTTGAACCATGCAAAGATGGTGTTCTGGTCACTAGTTGCGTCTTGGTAGCCCGCCACCCCTTTAGGTGGCTTCTTCGTGTTTTCAATCAGTGGGTAAACCGCATAGCCTTGCTGGGCCAGCTCAATTGCTTTATCAAGCGTTACGAACTCCTTCATTTTTCATCACCGCCAAACGTATTAAGCTCATCAATATCTGCATAGTGATCTTCTGCATATTGCTTTATGACAGTGATTAGTCCACTCAATTTTTCGGAATAATCAATATTGTTATTAACGAAGTATTTATAGGCAAAATCATCTAAAGCATCTATTGAAGTTACGAGTGATCCAGCCTCAAAAACTAGTTCATCTAAATCTTTAGTTTTCTTCATTACAAATTCCCTTCATATAACCGTGCTAACGTGTTAAAATAAGGGAAAACATATTTTGATTAACTCTTCGACCTACTACCCTCCAAAGCAAAGTAGGCCTTTTTTGTATGCTTTCCCACGCGACTGACCTCACATTCCAAAATACCGACGCGGATTCTTGACTAACTTAAACGCCACGTTGCCAACAAACGACACAATCATAAATTTGATTACCCATAAAATTGCTGTTGCTATCATGAAATCACCTCCTTAAAATTATTCTGCCCCCGCACGGTACAATTAAATTTTATGTGCTTCCATGAACTTGTCTGCGTCCAATTGATCAATACGCTTAGTACCATTGATTGCAACTACTCGTAAACCCTGCTTAATATATTTGTAAAGCGTGTTGTATGACTTGATATTTAAGCAGTCCATAGCTTGCTTATATGTCATATAACGTGGCAATTCTTTTTGCAT